AAAGCCATCGCCAGCGGCTCCTCGGGGATTCACTGGCTCTTTCGTCCGGGCGGGACGACGGCCAACACCCGCGCAGGGACGAGCCTTTTCACGCGAGCGGGGAAGCTCCTCTTCGCCGCGCGCGCGCGGACGGACCATCCGTTCCTCATCCTCTACAACGCCATCCCGGCGATCGACGAGTCGGCCAAGCTCCAGATGTCGCTCGGGGAGGAGTACGGGCTCGCGCTCGTCTTCTACGGGACGCCGGACTCCAGCGGGCGGGTCTACGACACGGGCAGGAGGGCGAATCTTGTCCTTTAAACTCGATTGGTTCCTGTCTATAATTGGTGATTCTCAGGTAGAAATCACCGATGACCGTCAGAGTGTCCTTTACGATAGTGCCGAAGCCTTTCTCCGTGCTGGAGTGGCACTATCGGCCCAAGACTACGCCACCCTCGGCGAAGCCTCCCGAGCCGCCTTCATCGAAGCCCGGAACCGCATCCGGCTCGAAGAAGCGGCGCAAGTAGCGTACTTTCTCACCCATCCCGCCGAAGCCGTCCGCATCCTCAAGGGCGAGGACGCCGCCGTCCGTGAAGCCCTGGAAGGGAAACTCCCGTGAACGAGTCTTCCCTCATGTCCACGATCAAGAGCGAGATCATCGCCCAGACCTGGACGGGCTCGGCGAACGTCGTCTTTCCCACGGGCTCCGTCGCGGTCGTCCCTTCCATCGAGACCGCGATGGGCTCGGCGGTGCGGTCCATGCGGCCTCCCATCTGCCTGATCGAACTCTCGTCCGCAGACAGCGATCCCGAGCATGACGAGGAGCCGGACTGGCTGCGCCTCAACGTCCGGGTGCGTGTGGTGACGGTCGGGCCGGGAGACGTGGTGGGCGAGAAGCCCCTCATCGGGGCGAACAAGTCGGGCGGCGCGACCAAATCCGAAGGGCGTGGGCTCTTGGAGGTCGAGCAGGAGCTTTACAACGCCATCGGGAAGCTGAACGCTCTCGAATCCGTCACGCTCCAGTTCCGCAAAAAGGGAGACGTGGGGACGGGCTTCGCCGACGAGGCGTTCAGCCTCTTCGTTGCCTTCCGGGACTACACGTTTGAAGCCTGGGTAACGGCCACATGACGAACGTCGGCCCCGTCCAGATGCGCGTCGAGGTGGACTTCGCCGACTCCGAGCGAAAGCTCAAGGAGCTTCAGGCGAACCTTCAGCGGCAGAACCGCCTCGCCGCCAGCATCCAAGAGCGCGTCCTCAAGACCACCGGCGCGAAGCTCCCCGGCACGGGGGGAGAGGCGCGGCCTCGCGCGGGCGGGGAGAGCATGACGGATCGGCTCCTCCAGGCGGCGGCGCGGCAGTCGGACCGGGCGGGAATCTCTCGCTTCGGAGCGGCGGCCACGGGCGCGGCGGCACGGTTCCTCCCCGAGGGGGCCGCAAAGGTCGCCAAGACCGCCGGGGCGGTCGCCCTGGGCTACGCGGCCACGAGCGGCGCGGCGCAAGTCTCCCCGGTGGTCCTGGAAGGGCTCCGGGCGGCGCTCCCGGACCTCCTGGGGAACAGCCCGGAAATGAAGGCCCTCCAGACGGGCCTCGAGCATCTCCGGGAGTCCTTCGCAGCCTTCGAGAGCGGCGTGAAGAGCATCTTCACCGCCGGGGCGAAGACGGCGGATCTTGCCATCGCGGGAATGCGGCTCTCGGGGCAGGTCCCCAACATCGCCTATTACCAGGACCAGAACATGAAGGCGGATTCCTACGAGGACCGCTTGCGGAAGAAGTTTAACGAGTTCAAGGCCAAGGAAGTCTCGCAGGCCATCGGACGCACGGTGGGGCAGGCCGTTTCGCGGTCGCTGAACCAGTAAGGGCGGGATATGCCGGTAACGCGCGAGTTAACGATCACCTACGCGGGCGTGACCTTTGGAGGCTCGACCGCGCGGCAGATCGACAACTACACCATCCACGAGGAGGAGTTCGAGCGCGGGTACTTCGAGTTCGAGTTCGTAACGACCGCGACCTCGGACGCGGCGTTCGCTACGGAGATCATCGCGGTTCGGGACGCGCTCCGCAAGCCCCGGCAGGATCTCGTCGTCACCCAGAACGGCCAGACGCTCCTCTCCCGGAAGCACTCCGACAACACGGGCCTGGACACCGAGCCCGTCATCACGAAGGACGGCGACCCCGCCGACACCGGGAGGAGCCGCCATTTCCGCGCGCGGATCAGCTACGGCCTCCCGGCGGATAACACGTCTACGAACTTCCGTCGCACGGCCACGATCAACGTCGAGTACGAGCCCAGTCGCCGCCGCCGGGTCACGATCTCTGGCGTCTACACGGCCAACAGCTCGGACGGGACTACGGGCTCGTTCGCCCAGTACCTCGCGCAGATTTCCACCTACGCGACGTCCGTCCTCACGGCCATCGACAGCAGCGCGACGTGGGAGAAGGTGGGCGAGCCCTCCGTCGCGTACTCCGATACCGATAAGGTCACGAACTTTACCGTCGTCTACCGGGAGATCCTCCACAATCAGGCCCTCGGGACGGTGGACGACCAGGACATCATCGACCCGGTTCTCGTCATCAGCCGCCACCGGATCGCCCCGGGCGACAGCGCGGGAAGCCCCCTCGGGATCACCAATACCTCGATTGGTCTCACGAGCCCCGGCGCGGGCGGAAACACCGTAGCCGAAATCTCCCAGACCTCGGGAGGCGGGGACGCTCAGGTACTCCCGCTTCGGCCCACGGTCCTGACCGTGACTTACCAGTGCGCCATCGACAAGACGCGGACGAAGGATCTGACGGGGAAGTGGCAGAACACGATCCGGCCCTTCCTCATCCAGGAGGCCCGCACGGTCGCGGCTATCGGGGTCGTCCTCATCGACGAGAAGCCGGACTTCGACGAGTACGAGAACCGGATCAGCGCGACCCTCACCTTCCATGCCTACTCGGGAACGATCCTGAGCCAGCGCGTGACCGTGACGGACACGACGTCTCCGGGGCGGGTACTCCGTCCCGTCTGGGACGGCGACCCCTTCAGCTACTACGAGTTTCCCGGCCCGGCGGTCCGTATGAAGACCGTCGAGGAGACGCGCGAGGAGATCACCGCCGAGACGGACGCGAACGCCTTCGTGGAAAAGCTCGTCCGCTCCGGGGCGGGCGTCTCGGGGATCGCCAACTCGGCCAACTGGGTCGTCGTCTCGCGCCGTCCGATGGCGGCGATCCTGAAGCGCGGCCTTTCCGGTGCAAGCGAGGTCAACGTCGCCGAGGTCAAGGTCGAAACGGTGATCCAGTTCCGCAAGGCGAAGCGCGCCTCCGTCGCCAACGCCGGGGGCATCATGGGAGCGGGGATTAGCGGATGACGACCGCGACCTTGGGCGGGAAGCCCCTCCTCGGCACCTCTCCCGTGCGCTGGACGCTCCGGGAAGGGGTCCAGCCGGTGATCGAGACGTTCGACATGGCCCCCGCCGACGCCCTGGCCGTCGCCTCCAGCGGCGGGCCGGTGGAACTCGTGATCGAGCCGGGGGCGTCCATGCCTCCCAAGCCGACGCCCCTCCGGGTCCGCAACCTCTGGGTGCTCAACATCGCCCCAGGCGACAACCAGTACGTCTCGCGCGTGACGGTAGCGGATCGGCGGTGGTTCTGGAGTTACGCCCACGTCCTCCGGCGCTACAACATGAGGCGGAACGTCGGGGTCAAGCGCATTCTGGCGAGCGATCAAGCGGCGGTGCCGTTCGACCGCGCGCCCGAGGTGGCCTATTGGCAGTGGAGCTTGAACAAGGGCATCCGCTGGGTGCCGCTCTCGATGGTCCTCGACGTCATGAAGGCCGTCTCGGAAACAGAGCGGCAGCACCACGGGCAGGGCTTCCCGGTCAAGGTGGACGACCGGATCGGCTCAAAGATCCAGAGCCTCCCGATTGAGGAGCTGACCCTCGACGATCCGGGGGACCAAGCGATTCAGCGCGCGCTCTCCTACCTCCCCGAGGCGGGGGTCTACGTCGATTACGACGGGACGGTGACGGTCTACTCGCGCGCCTCCGGGGGAGAGAAGGAGATCGTCCAGGCCCTCCAGCCGGAACTCTTCGGGGAAGGGCACTCCGACCTCGTAGAGAACAGCCTCATCCGTCCCAAGGAGATTCACGTCCTCTTTACCCGCGAGGTCGAGCTGCGGTTTGACTTCGTGGAGAACGCCACGGCCTCCAGCACCCGCGCGGATCTCGGGGACGCGCGTCTTATGGAGAACGTCCTCCCGGTCCCGGATTATCAACTGACGGTGGGAGGCCGGACGATCCCTCAAGACACCTGGATCACGACGGACGAGGCGTTTGTCGCGTGGGGGAATCTCCCGCTTGTCGGGATCACCCGGCGACTGGATCACGACCTCGTTCAGCGCGCGTTCGTCCCGCACATGGACCTCTGGGCGGCGCTCCAGATTGCAGGAGACCAACCGAGCGCCAACGGAACGCTGGTCAACTGGATAGGGCGTCTGGCAGCGGTCCAGGTCCATTACCGGAGGAGCTTCCGAGTCAACCCGAAGTGGACGGATCGGATGCTCTCCATGCGCGCGTACCGTCTGGCGACCATCGACCCCCAGAGCGGGCAGCGCGGCCCGGCGTCCGTCTACGGCGATTACTGCATCATGTACACCCAGCGGAGCATCTGGAGGAACATCGCCCAGAACAGGCCGCTTGATTACTGCATCAACCGCACGGCCTACCCGTCGAGCGGAAATCTGGACTCTACCGCCGTCACGAGTCCGGCGATCCTCACCATTCCCGACCCCGACCAAGGCATCATCCACGTCGATTACGTCATCGACCCTAACCGGGTCTACGAGATGATCCTGCCCAGCCAGATGCAGCTCGACTCGATGCCGACCGCCAATATCGTGCAGCGGGAACGCCCGATCTCCTTCGACACCGTGCTGGCGGGCGGCAACCCGCCCCGACTCTCACCCGCCTTCAAGCTCGCCGTCGTCATCTCGGCGGTTCCGGCCAGCCCGAACACGACCCAGCAGCTCCACCGGATCGTGGTCAAGCCTTCGGACGTGCGGAGCCTCCTTCCCGAGGGCCAGCACGCGGGGCTCACGAACGCCAAGGGGCCGATCATGGAAGTACGGATCGGCGCTCAGGTCGAGGTGGCGCGCATCCAGTGGAAGGACGACCGGTCGAAGGAAATTGAGAAAATCTTCGGCATCACCGAGGGCGAGCCCAACCTGACGGATCTCGTCCTGAACGAGGATACGAACGCCGACCGCTCGACCGGAGCATCCTTGAACGCCATCGCCAAGGCTCGCGCGGCGGCGATCTACGGTTCCCTCGTGGACCGCTTCGAGGGTGCGACCACCGGCTACATGAACGGCGGCGTCAAGCTCGCCGGGTACGCTTCGGAGATCGTCCACCAGCTCTCCCCGGACGGCGTGGCGACGACGGCGGTCTCGCTGCCCCCGGAGGTGCCCCAGATCAGCCTCTTCTCGTTCCTCTCCTCCTCCGACCGGGCGGCGATCTTGAAGCTGGTGCAGCCGTGAGTTTCATCGCCGACAGCCGGAAGCCGGGAGGGCTGGGATTCCTGCCGCTCCAGCACAAGGATTACAACAGCGGCAATCCGGCCTGGAGCGTGGATATGCGGGCGAGCATTCTGGCGCTCCGCATCACGGGGAGGCAGGATTCGGGGATCGGCCTCGGGCACTGGACCTATGATCCCGACAGTGTGGGAGATGTCCTGGGCGGGCTCTGCTGGCCGAACGAGTCTTCCCGGAGCATCCCGGCGTGGGAGTTCGCGTGGCCGGTCGTGACGCAGCCCATAGGCACGCCCACGATTCCCGCCGGTCCCGCGTGCGGCACCTTCCAGAATGACATCACGCTCAGGCCCGTGAAGGACTCCGAATACCGCGCGGACGACCGATTCAAGAAGGTGACGACCACCGCGCGCCCCAAGCGCGAGGGGGTGGACGCTTGGCCCAAGTTCCCTTGGGACTGGTTCGGGATCGCGCTCACGACGACGGAGGAGCACAAGCAGACCGAAATCTTCATGCCCACCGATCCCCGCCTCGTCGCGGTCCACCGGGCGGGCGATCACAAGATGGGCTCGATGCTCTGCGACCTGCGGGGTGATTTCACGGTGGACCAGACGCGCGTGGCGCGCCTCCAGTCTCCCCTCCGGGTCATCAAACGTCCGCTCAACCAAGCGAACGTGATCGCGTTCAACCTCACGCATACCGGGTGCGGGGATACGCGGGGCGGCTACTTCGTGGACGGCGAGTTCTACGACGGAGGGCTCGGAAGTTCTAGCGACATCGTCATCGGGCGGGGCTCGCGTCTGGACGGCGGTCCCTTCGATTGCGGGAACGCCGACGACCTCCACTACGTCGGGGACGACGCGGACGGGAACCCGATCTCGACGCTCCATATCAGCGCGCACGCACTCTATAAGTTGAGCAACGAGGAGGACGGCCCTCTCGCCTTCGAGGGGGGCTATCCCGAGGCGGTGGGCGCTGGTCCCCATCAAGTCTCGGTGCATATCGGCTTCGACCCCGGCTTTGGCATGTGGCGGCTCTGGGCCGACGCAACGAACTACGTGGTGACCTAGCCATGCCGCATCGACGCCCGACTCGTCCTCCGGTCCTGGCCCAGCCTAAGCCGGGAATCATCCACCCGACCGCCAAGGGGGAGCGGAAGGCGTTCGCGGCGGGAACGATGGAATTCGCCACGCCGGGGCTCATCTTCCGCCCGCAGCACTTCAACCAGGGGGACATGGACCTCCGGAATGCTCCGTTCCTCCCGCCTGGGGTGCAGAAGAAGCACGACGCGGAAACGCCCGTCGTCATCCGCCTGGAGAGCTACGGGGCGCAGGGGACGAGCGGGGGCGTCGTCGCCTACAGTTCGGCGGGGAACCCCGGTCCCGGCTGGAGCTACACCCAGACGCCTCCGACCGCGAAGTACCGGGGCGGGACGGCAAAGGGCGGGCTCATCATGCTCCCGCCCGAGGTGGGCATGGAGGACTACGCGACGACCTTCGCCCCTCCGGGCATCACGAAATCGACGTGCTATTTCGTGGCGGGGCCGGGCGTCTACTTCGGGGCGGGGACGCCGGAACTCACGAACGGCGGCGTGGCCCAGGGCTACTCCTGGGGGATCGATACGACCACCTGGGATCTCGTCTTCCGCTCCCACGACATCGCCGAGGCGTTCGATAAGGTCAAGTTCACGTCTGACGGGGATCTCGCCTTCAAGTCGGCGGTGAGTTTCTGGGGGACGCTCCATCACACGAACACGGCGGATCGGACGTATACGTTCCCCGACCAGGACGGAACCGTCGCCCTCACGAGCGACATCGGGGAGCTGAACGCCTACAAGACGGCCAACGAGTCCGTCACGAACTCGACCACACTCCAGGCCGACAACCATCTGACGCTGACCCTGGCCGCCAGCACCAACTATCAATTCCGATTCTGGATTCCCTGGACGACGGCGGGGACGGCGGGCATTCGCTTGGCCCTCAACGGAACGGTGGGCGTGACCTCGCTCAAGGCGGATATCAAGATCGCGGACCTCTCGACGAACGCCTACGTCGCGTGGGACCGCGTGACGGCCCTCAGCTCGGCGGTGACCTCCGGCGCGCTCGGAGGAACGAACGTCGCGGAGATCGAGGGGACGATCGAGACCTCGACGGCGGGGACGTTCCGCCTGGAGTGGGCGCAGGACACCGCGGATGCGGTGAACGCTACGACCGTCCAGCGGAACGCGAGCTTGACCACGGTGGCTTTCTAGGAGGGAGAAGAATGAGCGACGAGCAGAAGACCCCGGAGGAGCTGGAGGAACTCGCCCGGCAAGCGCGGGAGGCAGACGCCAAGCGGCGCTGGGAAGCGTGTACCCAGGAGATCACCGAGGTCTTGAAGAAGTACAACTGTCGGATTTATGCCAAGCCGTCGATGGTCCAGACCCAGGACGGGACCTGGGTCACGACGGCGGAACCTGTTCTCGTACCTCTCTGATGAAAGGATACTGACATGGCGATTGCCATTCCTGCGGGGATCTCCTGGCCCGGACGTCTGGACAAGCTCGGCTCCTCGGCCACGGGCAGCACCTCGGCGGATACGGTCTTGATTTCATCCTTCCAGGCTGCCGACATCACGGACCCGAGCGCGCAGAACCAGGGGAACGTCATTGCCATCACGGACTTCGCGGCGGGAACGGCGGTGGGAAGTTCGGGGACGGTCATCTCGCTCCAGAAGTCCACGGATAACTCCACCTGGACGACTATCGCGCAGATCCTCCTCGAAGGGAGCGCGAACTACCACCGGAGCTACACGACGCCGATCTACGTGGCGCGCGCGCAGTATTGCCGCGTGGTCTACCAGCAGACGGTAGCGGGCCGGATCTACGCCGAGATCAAGGGCCGGACGGCGCTCAACGACCTCGTGGACCTGTAGAGGGGAAGACATGGGCGACGACGGCATGAGCGGGATTTGGCGGAAGATCCATCCGCGACAAGTGATTTGGGTCTTGCTCGTGGGGCTCATCGGGGTGACGGGCCTCGTTGGCAGCACGTACAAGGAGCGTCTGGAGAACACCGAGGCCGGACTCAAGCGGCAGGAGGGGGAGTTCATCGGCTGGAGGCGCGAGCAAAACGGGCACCTCCGGGATATTGACTCCTCCATGCGCCACATCCACGAGGCGGTCGTCGAGATGAAGGCCACCCAGGCTCAGACGATCAAGGCGCAGAACGAGCTGCTGCTGGAGCAGCGGTCCCTTAAGAGCGACGTCGAGTGGATCAAGCGGGAAATCAAACGATAGGAGGGCTGGGAATGAGGCATCTGGCAGTAGTGGTCATTCTGGCGTTGTCCGTCGTGGTGGGCTGCGCGTCCACCCAACGGATCAACAGTCGCTTCTCGGAGAAGCTCGCGGCGTGGAAGCTCAAGCATCCCGGCGAGACGCCGACGGACGAGATCCGCGCGGCGCTCTACGAGGAGGCAGAGACCGAGGTGGCGGCGGAGGTGGCCGAGGAGCGGAAGAAGGCCCTGGAAGCGGCCACGAGCGCAGGGATCAACTTCGCTACCGGCAACGTCGCGGGAGGCGTGATGGCCCTCCTGGCGATAGCGGGGCTCTTCTTCGGGGGCAAGAAGCAGCAGAAAGCGGTGATGGCATGAACATTGATATGCAAGAGGTCTTGAGCGGCGGGGCGGTCCCGAGCGTCGTCGGCCTCGTCCAGTGGGTGAAGCGGTTCCTCCCGGAGACGGGCCACAAGTACCTCCCCCTCGTGGCGATGGCGCTCGGGGTCTTCTACGCCTTCAGCTATCGCCCGGAAGCGACGATTGGTGCGACGGTGGGCTCGGGGCTGGAGATCGGCCTTGCTGCGGCGGGGACGTTTGCCAGCGTGAACTCGTTCATGAAGGACAAGAAAAAGCCATAAACAATTAGTCCCCGCCGGGCCTTCCCATTGTTCAGGATTGGGAGACCCCCCTCTCTGACGGTCAGGCGATTCGGGTCGTAGTACCCGTTCGGCGGGGAAATCTTCTCCCTTCACACGGCCCCGACCTGTGGCGCACCATCGCTATTATTGCGATGGCGTGGGAGTGCTTCACGGCATTCCCACCGGGTCGGGGCCTTTTTTATTTCGCGGTGGCCTTCTGGTGCTTGGGGAAGTCGATCTTCTCCACCATGTCCTTTTTAATGGAGGTCTCCCCGCCCGTGGCGAGGAAGATCCGGTAGGATGTCCCTTCGTCCATGAGCGCGAGCCCGGAGAGTTGCCCTCCGCTTTTCAGGTGGATCGTTAGACGCACCTTCTTCAACGTCTCGTTCTCGACGGCGAGGTTCTTCGCGGAGATGAGGGCGGCGTCCCGCTCGAACCGCATAGCGTCCGAGGCGTTCTTGGCGACGTTCCCGGCGTTCGCCTCCAGCTCCTCGACCCGCGCCTTGTACCGCTCGGCGTTGGCCTGTTCAGCGGCCTTATCCCGGACGAGCGACTCGACTTCCCGGCTCAACGTCTCCGCTTGAGCGGCGAAGCGGCGGTTCCCCTCTAGGGCCTCGCCGAGCTGGACCCGGAGCTTCGCGCCTTCGGCGTCCATCTCGTTGAAACGCGCCTCGTAAGCTTTGATGGTGGCGGCGGCTTCCTCCCGCGCGCGGGCAGCCTCGGCGTTCGCGGCAGCGACCTTCTGGGAACGGCTATGCTCCATGTACCAGACGACCCCGACGAGGACAACGACCGCCGCGCCGATGAGCCCGAATGCCACCCAGCCCATACCCCCGGACTTCTGAATAATAGGTAGGCGAGACCGGGGAGGCTTGGGGGCCTGGACGTGAACGGCAACTTGAGGAGGCGGAACGGCGGGCGGCGGGGGAGGAGCGGGAGGCGGCGCGCCGTTCCCGCACTGGGGGCACGGGCCGGTCATGTGCGCCCCCTGGCACGCAGGGCAAGTCATGTTCGCGTTCATCTTCTCCCTCGCTTTCGTCCCAAGTATACGCGCTGTTCAAAATTCAGCAACCCTCGACCGTGAAAATACTACGCCCGAGGGTGGGCCTTGGCATACTCCGTCATGAGCCGTTGCGGGGTGACGTGCGTGTACAACATCGTGGTTGCGACGTTCTCGTGGCCGAGCATTTCCTGCACGATCCGAATATCTGCCCCATGCTCCAGGAGGTGCGTTGCCATCGTGTGACGGAGGACGTGCGGGGTAACACGCTTCACGATCCCGGACCGGCCCACCGCCTTTGAGACCGTCTGCTGGATGACCTCGCTGTTGAGCCGAGACCCGTACTTGTTGACGAAAAGGGCGCGCTCGTTCAGCCGTCCGGTGGCGTTCAGAACCCGCATCCGATCCGGGAGGTAGGCGCGGATCGCGTCAATGGCGGCGTCGTTGCAGGGAATGACGCGCTCCTTGTTCCCCTTGCCCACGACGCGGACGACCTTGCTGGGGGCTCCGACGTCGGACACGTTGAGGCCCGCGATCTCGCTCACCCGGCAGCCGGTAGCATAGAGGAGTTCCAGGACGGCCCGATCCCGTCGAGACTCGGCGCTGGCGATGAGGCGGGTAACTTCCTCCTCGTTGAGGAAGTTCGGGAGCCGCTTCGGGGTCTTGATGCGCTCGATGAAGTCCATAGGGTTAGACTTCACAACGCCGTTCTTGACCGCCCATCGGTAATAGCTTCTGACGCACGCGACGTGCCGGACGACGGTTCGCGCGCTCATCTTGGCGGCCTTCATGTTGGCGAGCCAGCCGTTGACATCCGGCTCCGTGAGGGAATCGAAGGGGGTCGCTTGGGCCATCAGGTAGCGCCCGAACTCCCTCAAGTCGCACTGGTAGCCGCTGAGGGTCTCGCTGGAGTACCCGCGCGCCCCCAGGTGGAGGAGGAACTCCGTCGAGGTCTTGTAGAACTTCGCGTTGACATCCGGGGTAGAGTCCATGCAGCAGTTCTCCCTATTCATCCCCCGGTTCTTCTGAAATGCGTCTTACCCGAATTTTGTAAATCTGTCAAGGGGTGTCTCGGAAAAACACCGAATACAAAAATGCGCGTCACCCGGTTCTTTTTGTGTTATACTTCCTCGTCACTCGTGGAGGGGTAGGATCTATGACCAAGAGGAAGAGCCGTCGTCAGCGGTATCGTCCTAATGTGGAGGAAAAGGAATGCGGGTCGTGCGGGAAGGTCTTCGAGAGCGCGCGTAAATGGGGAAGGTACTGCTCCGAGACGTGCAAAAAGAGAGCGCACTACGCAGAGGCGCGGCACGCGCTGGAACTGCTCAGGGAGGCGGCCAAGCGGATGAAATAGAGCCTCCCGCATTTTTTTATTTTGCGCTTGACTTTACACCGACCCGAGCTATACTAAGGGCGTGGACAAGCTCACGAACGAAACGAACGCCGCAAGCCGCGCCGCTGTCCCGTTGGAGCTTGTCCACAACCTGCCTTTAATGGGGCTCGGCGCGGCTTACGGGGTTCTCATTTTTGGCGCGCGCTCGGCGTAATACTTCCGCAACCCGGTGCAATCCCGTTTGCGCTGGTAGCGGTGGCCGGTCGTTGTAACGACTGGCCGGTATAACGCGCGCGCGCTGTGGGAGGAGCGCGGTGCAATACGAGAGCGGTTGTCCTTGTCACGGGCGGATGCCCTGTGACCCTCGGGACGGGGATGTTTTCCTCCGTTGCCGGGACTGCAAGAAGGTCATCGCCCAGGTCCGGTTTGCGGACCCCAACGCTACGGCGGCGGTGATTGACGTCATCTGCGTCGGCTGCCGTCAGGCAGAAATCTACTCCCAGCAGGTCCGCGACTTCATCTACGGGGTCGGACCCCGCCCCCCTTCGCTCCAACTCCCCTACGGGAAGCAGTACGACCCGAGCCAGGATGAGGAGGTGTAGCATGGGGCTGCAAACCGACCTTCTCGTTGCCGAGATCGCCCTCCTTAGAAAGGCTTGCCGGGATCTCGTGACGGCCATTGAGAAATACCAAGATCCCGCCGTCGATCCGCTTGAGGCGAAGCTCTACGCAATCACCGTCCTGGATGCCGCGAAGGAGGTGCTTAAATGAACAATGCGACCGGCGGATCTGCGTTCCCTCAGCCCAGCTACGTCCACGACGACGGGACGACGGAATGGGACAAGGGCAACCTCACTCTCCGCGACTACTTCGCGGCAAAGGCGTTAAACGTCGCGGCGATGGCGTTCGGGCCGGAGAAGGCGGCTGTCGAGGCATACCGCTACGCCGACGCCATGCTCAAGGCGCGGGAGGTGTCCCGATGACCTGGACGCCTTGGAATCCAAGCGGCCTTGAGCCGCAGATCGACCCGCCCGCAGAGCGCGAGTGCCGCGAGCATTGTCTCACGACGGATTGCCGCACGGGAACCGACGCCTACGGCTACTGCCTGTGCGAGTGCCTCGACTGCGCGGAGGCCGACGACCGCAAGGCGGCGCGCCACGAAACGGAGTACGACCAACCATGACCTTGTGTTCCTCCCACGTCTGGGGGGTTCGCCCGCACGGGCGGCCCCCCGGGCCAGTAAATTTCCCCTCTCTCTAGCTGGGGTGGGGCGGGGCCGAGCGGGAGCGGCCCCATAAATTTGAATGAAAGGAGAAAGCAAATGGACGCAACCCTGGGCGTGTTGAAGCAAGCGTTGGACGAGGAGAAGAAGGCGAACGGAAATGAACCCACGACGATGATCGTGGCCGATGCCCCGCCGGGGGGCGTGATTGTCTCACCCGCAGAGCAGCACCAGAGCCTCTCGGCGGCGTCGGCCCTGGCGACCTCGGTCGCGCGGATCATCGAGGAGAAGGGCTTGTCCCGGCGGTTCGGGGCGAGCGACAAAGCGCACGTCTTCGTCGAGGGATGGCTCACGATCTCCCGCGTGCAGAATGAGCAGCCGCACACGCGCATCGAGGACGTGACGCGGGACGCGGACGGCAACGAACTCATTCACGCGCGCGCCTGGATCACGGACGCCAAGAAACAGGTCGTCAGCGAGGCCGACGCCTACGTCAGCACCGACGAGCCGAACTGGCGTAATCGTCCGTTCTACGCGCGCGCTTCGATGGCTCAGACCCGCGCGATTGCGAAAGCGATGCGCCTCCGTCACGCCTGGGTGATGGTGCTGGCGGGCTTTGCGCCGACCCCCGCCGAGGAGATGGACGGCATCGATGCCGCCCCGGCTCCTGCTCCCGCGCCCAAGAAGATGAAGAAGACCCCGATCCCGGCTCCCCAGGAGCCGACCACCGTCAGCAACGATTCCCAGGACCCCGCCGACGAGCCGGAGGGAACGCTCGAAGTAGCGACCATCATGGCGGTGTCGGAGAAGTCCGGCGAGAAGAACGGCAAGACCTGGACGCGCTACGGCGTGAAGGTGCGGTTCGCGGGTGGCGAGGAGCAGTGGCTCAACACGTTCGACGCGAACCACGGCGCGCTGGCCGAGTCGCTCAAGGGCAAGCAAGCCTATGTGACCTACGAGCAAAACGCGAAGGGTTACTACGACCTGCTCAACATTCAGGAAGTAACCGCGAAAGCCTAGGCAGCGTGCGAGGGGGCTCGGGGCCGCAAAGGCTCAGGAGCCCCCTCGCGGGATGGAAAGAGGGACGGGTAAGAGGAGACCGGGAGACCGGGGGACCATGTACGTCAGCCAACATGATAGGGAGTTGGAGGAAGTACCAGGGCGTGTCCGTCGGATCATGGCGATTGATCCGGGAAGTAAGAAAATCGGGATCGCGCTCATAGACGATTTTGGCAGCCGCATGGAGCGGGTCTGGAGCGAGACCATTTTCCTGCGAGGCCGGGACAAGCCAGCGAGACTCGCTCACGTAGACAACACCATCCACGAGACCATTACCCGGCACAAGCCGCACGCGGTCGCTGTAGAGAGCGGCTTTGTGGGCCGAGGCTGGCAGACCTCGCTCGTCATCGCCGAGAGCCGGGGGGCCGCGATGGCGGGGGCCGCACGAGCTGGCCGACCGGTCATTGAGGTCGCGCCCAGCGAGGCGAAGAAAGCCATTGGCCTCAAGGGCAACGCCGACAAGGGCGAGGTCCGAGTCCGAATGCGGGTGTGGTTCGGGATGGAACTCATGCCCGCCGAGGACGAGGCCGACGCCCTGGCGATAGCGATCTGCGCGGCTGGACGAGTAGGGAGGGGGGTCTATGGCAGCCGAAATTCCTGATGGTGCGGTCCTGGTGGCTCGGGCGGTCCTCAACAGCAGCCTTTGGACCATGCGGGCCGAGGACCGGGTGGTCGCCATGACGTGCATCTGCCTTGCGAACTGGCAGCCGAAGAAGTGGTTTGACGGCACAAAGGACATGGTGATTGAGCGCGGCCAGTTCGTCCGGTCCTGGGAGGACTTTGCAGAGGCTTGCGGTTTATCGCTCCAAAAAACGCGTACTTCCGTAAAGCATCTGGAAAAAGTCGGATTTCTAACACGAAAGCCAACAGGGCACTACACGCTCTATACCATTCCTAAGTACGACTTCTACCAGAACTTAGCGAATTACAGCGATTCCAGAGCCTCCGACCTAACACGAAATCTAACAGGCAACCAACAGGCACCCAACAGGAGCCTAACAGCAACCCAACAGGCACCTAACAACAAACAAGAAAGAGAAGAATTAGAAGAAAGAGAAGAAGGGGAAGAAGGCGCGCCCGCGCCGGTGGAAAAAGCCCCTATCCTTCCCGGCCTGACCCCGGAAGCTCGGATCGTCACCCAGTTCAACCGGAACGGGGGATGTCCGATCAGCCTGGAGCGCGGGGAGGCCCACATCAGAGCCGCTGTCGCCCGTGGAGCCTCCCTCCGGGCCATCGACGAGGCTTCCATGAGCGCGGCCTCGTGCGGGGGCAAGAAGATCTGGGAATTCATCGACCCGTTCTGCCCGAGCAGGGAGAAGCAGGACGACGCCGAGTTTGTGAGGAGAAGAGATGCTGCAATCCCCAAAATCTAACGCCATTTCCTCCGTCGAGAGCGAAGCGGCGCTCCTCGGGGCGCTCATCCAGACGGAGGCGGGGCGCGCGGAGGTGGTCCAGGCTGTCCGGGCCGAGATGCTGGCCGACGAGCGCCACCAGACCATCTACCGCGCGCTCTACGACCTCTTTGCCAAGGGAAGCGCCTTCGGGGCCTTGGAGGTCATCGTCGAACTCCGGCGGCGCGGGGAGCTGGTCAAGGCCGGTGGCGTCGAATACCTCGGCGTCCTCATGGAGACCTGTCCGGATCTCGCCGGGGCGGTGAAGTTCGCCCAGGACGTCCAGGAGTTCCATACGCGCCGCAAGGTCGCGGCGGCGCTCGGGGACCTCCAGCGGGAGGTCGCGGCCCCGGCGGAAGGGAAGCTCGACGCGGCGGGAATCGTGGGGCGCTTGGTCGCGGCGCTCGCGGAGCGGGAGGGGCAGCGCGGACTCGTCCCGGTCTCCGAGATCGTCTGGGAGGCGATGGAGCCCCAGAAGCGGAGCGATTACGCCGTCGTGACCAAGCTCTCGCGCCTCGACAGCGCGATCAACCTCTTCGAGCCCGGAGAGGTGACGATCCTGGCGGGACGCCCTGGGAGCGGGAAATCGACCTTCATGCGGCAGCTCGTCTCCGTCGCCGCCGAACAGGGGGCGGTGGTGGTGTTCTCCCTCGAAGTCACGCCCAAGGTCTTGACCCAGCAATTCGTCTGCGAACTGGCACGGGTGCCCTTCGACGACTGGCGGCGGGAGCGGGTGGACGACGACGCCATGTCGCGGATCACGCTTGCGGCGGGAGAGGTGGCGCAGAAGCCCATATTGATCCATCCGAGTTCAAGCGTCTCGGCGCTCAACGTGTCTATCGCTGTTGCCCATGCCCAGGCGACCCAGCCGCGCGTGGCGTCCGTCGTGATCGACTACTTGGGCCTCATGAAGCACGAGAAGGCCGAGCGGAACGATCTCTCCCTCGCGTCCACGACGCGGGCGCTCAAGCAGTTGGCCCTCGAGCGGAGGGTACCGATCCTCCTCCTCGCCCAGCTAAACCGCGAGGTGGAGAAGCGCGGGACGTCGAGCGAACACGACCGGCCAAGGCTCGCGGATCTCCGGGACTCCGGGGCCATTGAACAAGACGCCGATAACGTGGTGTTCCTCTGGCGGCGGGAGCGGGACGAGGAATACAAGCGGGTCGAGCCGCGCGTCCTCACCATCGCCAAGAATCGAAACGGTCAGATTTTCGAGATGGATCTCATGTTCGACAAGCCCGCCGGACGCTTCCACGAAGTGCGCCCGGACGGGAGTTTCGGGGAGCGGGTGGTTAAAGAGGAGGTGCTGAGGTGAGAGAGTTCGACCTGGAGACGGATCGGTTCGGGCTGTACCTCCTGGCGGGAGGGGGCATGGGTACGGTGATCGACAAGGCCACGGGGAAGCCCGCCGAACTCCTGGGCCTACACGCTCGGGCGTTCGCGGAGTTGCAGGGACTCCTGCGGCGCGCCTTCGTGCTGATGGAGAAGGAAAGCGTATGAGAAAAGACCCGCCCGACATCTGCCGCAACAAGCACGGCGGCAATCCCGAGAGCGAGGCGGCGAATATCTCCCTTTCGGTCGGCGTGAAAACGATGCTGAAATTCGAGATCGAGACGTACATCGAGCGCCAGGGAATGTCCGGCGCGACGTGCGACGAGATCGAGGCTGCGCTCAACATCCGACACCAGACGGCCTCGGCGCGCGTCAGCGAACTCAAGGAGGAGGCCAGAATCCATCAAGCGCCGTTCCGCAGAAAGACCCGGAGCGGGCGTAGCGCGGCGGTGTACCTGTCTGGCCCTGGAGAGAGTTTCGGGCAGTTGGAATTGCTATGAGCGGCTCACGCGCGCTTGTGTTTTTTCTGCTTCCGGCGCTGATGCCGGTTGTACCAAGCGTAGACGCGGGCGCGGTTCCCGCAGGATCGGGAACAGTACCGTTGAGGCGGGTAGGGCTTGGAGGCGGTGAAGCTCGCCTCGCATCGGGGATTCGCGCACTTCGGCATACCGAGAGTATACACGGGCGGGAGCAAATGTCATTAGGAATATTTTATTTTTCTTTCTCTTTTCCGCTTGACATTCCTAATGTCATTAGGTATTATATGAGTGTGATGAGTGTTACGGAAAGCGGAAAGGAGATAGAGATGGAGAACGAAACGCGGAGCCTGGAGGGTGGGGTGGTGGTCAAGCGGTACAACATCATCACGACGGACCTCTGGTGCTACCGGGCCTATGAGCCTTCGAGCATCATGGGCGCTCATTCCACGATCACGACCATTGACGGCAAGTGGTACGGCGAGATCGGCTCCCGCCGCCTCCCCGGATGGATGGATGCCATGCCGAGCGGCGACGAGCGTTCCAGAGTGGTCGGGGAGTATATCGAGGCGAACTACGAGCAGGAGTATGCGTTGATCGTCCGGGCGTTCCCGGAGGCGGCAAATGGACGCCGGTCGATGGGTGAAATCTCCATCTACGCGAATGATCTTGCGGTGGTGGGGCTGTAGCTCCCGGCAACCAGCCCCCGCGCGGGGCTGGCTCCGGGGGGTCCTCAAGGGAGGACCCGACGTGTTGTAGGGACGGATGGGAGAAAGGCCATGAACGAACACGAGTTGGCGCTAAGGATGCTCTTGCAAGGGCTTTTCGGGCGCAGAAGTGTCGGCGTGGGTGACAAGGTGACGGCCATGTGCCGGATTGAGCAGAGCCCGCTATCGAACGTCCCCGCAGTCCCGCGAGGGGCAATTGGGGTCGTGGAGGGCGAGTCGAACGGATACATCTGGGTGGACTTCGACGCCCCTTATGGCGTCGTGTGCTGCGACCCTAGAGAGATTTGGTAACTGGTGCAGGACAGGCGCAGCGGTAGCGGAGGGGTGGCACCGGCTATGACGAGCGGAGGGCGGGCATGACCAAGGCAATTATCTGGCGTTCCGCTCGGAAGATTGACATCGCAATTTTCAAAGAGTGCGGTCGCCTCTGGAGGCGAGGTCGGAGGGAGCCTGGAGAGGTTAGTTGCAATTGGATCGCCGCTGACATCACGACCTATCACGTTGCCCAGGGTCATACCCCCATGAGGGCCGTTGAGAACCTCATCTTCAACCTACGCGCGCATGAGGTTATGGTCGCTGACGCCCTGAAGAACGGCGAGCGCGTGGTCCGTATTAACGGGGCTAAGAAATTCCCGAGAGATGTTGAGAGGTTGAGGAAGAAGGCACAGTGGATCATCAGGGGTGTTGATTGGCGGGAATGGGGAACGAATCTTCGTGAGAGATACTATCTCCGCGAGAAACATTGGGGCAAGTCATGACCAAGGCGCAACGAGAGGCGCTTAGGCTGGCGCGTCAGCAGATTCGAAGGGCTGACTGGTATTTCTGGGCCGCTATGGCTTGGTTAGGGACCGCCAGCGAAACACTCGCAGCCCTAGAGAAGGGCATGAAGAAAGCCCGCAAGCCCAGCGGAGGGCGGAAGGCATGACGCCGGAGGAGAGCAGGGAAAGATGGTTTTGATTTGGCTGGGTGTGGCGTTCTTCGCGGTGATTGTCCTGGTGGATTTCCTGCAACGTCGTTGGGCTAAGAAGACGCTGGAGGAGTTTGTTGACCGTTTCCCGGATCAGTGCGGAGTGTGCGCCTTCTGGCGGTGGGGAGTCCTGCATGGACACATTGACAGCAAAGATCCTCGTCCGGTGCATGAATGCCAAGAAAGATGAAGGGCGGCAACGTTGCGCAGATCAACGGGCTCGTGGTGGTTGGTAAGCAGAACGCCGGTCATGCTGTGGGTAGTCTGCGACCCCCTCCCCTGTCCTTGCATCAACCCGGCTTTCAGCCCCGACGCCACGAGCTGCCGCCCATATCGTGTGACTGAGGAAGGACACAAATGATCAGCGACGGAGTGATGGAGCAGATCAATGCCCTCAAGGCCGAGCGCGACCGCTACCGGGACGCGCTGAAGGGCATTCTCAACGCTAACGCTCTTGGGAGAGACCATGATTGGGAAGAGAGGATTTGCGAAGCCCTCCGTCTGGCGCAGGAAGCTCTGGAGGGGAAGTAACGATGCCTTGCGAACAGATGAAGTGCGGCCACTGCATGAGCTTGGCCGAGGTGGCTGAAGCTGACAAGGGCATATACTGCATCCTCTGCGAGACGCTCGACGGGATGTGGGGGCAGGACAAGATGCTGAAGAGGCTTGCATCTGAGCGCGACCGCTACCGCAAAGACCTGCTCAAGCTGCGGATTAAAGTCTTCCTCGATACCAAGCCCGGCGCTGACCAAATGGACATCGCGCAGGAGCTGGAGATCGGGCTTGCGGAGGCGGTAGCCCTCTGCGAGGAGTTGGTGCGGGAGGGGAAGATCGAGGCAAGGAAATGACGACACCAGAGGAGAGAGCAGTCTATCAAGTGCTGGACCTCATGAGGGACATCCAAGCCGAGCGTGACCGCTACCGGGACGCGCTGAGGCAAATCCTCAATGTCATTGGCCCAGGGAGCGAACCTGTGTGCGCGGAAAGCTTCCGCGCTTACTGCGCTGCCGACATCTGCAAGGTTCTCCATCTGGCGCAGAAAGCTCTGGAGGGGAAGGCGTGAAAGGCTCAATGGTGTGCTGCGCCAAGGGCTACTGGCGTCGCCTTGTGAAGTACGGAGAGCGGCCTACGGGAGCGCCGGATATGTTACGAAGGCTCCACCGTCCAAGGCGGTGTAATTCGAGGCGCAGTAAGACAGTGTTGCGGCATGAGTGGCAGCGGGAGCGGCTCGTACATCTCCTGCGCAAGGATAAGTCGCTGCCAGAGGTGCAGATCAGGCGTGTGAGGTTCAAGGGCGACTTCCCAATCAAGATGGTCTGGTATGAGTTCCGTACTGAGGGTCAGGACAATTAGGCGTCTAGGGGGTGATGGGAATGATGATCTCCAAGCCTGACGAGGTGACTCTGTTCTTGGAGTACCTCAAGGGCCTGACCACCGTCCAGCGTGAGATTGCGTTTGACATCATAATGTCGGAGTACTGCGTCTGGTGTGGTCGGGAGTATAGGGGTGACAGATGTCATTGCTGGGATGATGAGTAACGAAGAGGTTAGCGTGGAAGCCATTGAGCGCCTCGTCTTCGCCTTCTTCAATGGCGATGTCTTGAGGGCACACGCCTGGATGAACGCTAAGAATCCGCACCTAGGCGATGTCTCCCCCAAGCAGATGATCGTCATGGGCAGAGGCAAGAAGCTGCTGGCGTGGGTGAAGGCTCAGTTGGCTGAGAATGAAGCGTCGAGGGGGTGAATGATGGCTAACGACCAGAGACGCGTCGAGCTGCTGCTCGAACACATCGTGCAGCTATTACACGGAATCAAGTGGGAGATTGAGTGCCACAACGAACAGGCGCATGGGTTCGACACTCGTGGCAAGTGGAGCCATTGCCCCAAGTGCGAGGTGCTCTCTGTTGTACGGGACTGGCATTAATGGGCATTCCCTGGGATCGTCTGAACTTCTTCGACTGGATGAATTGGGGGCGTGACTATTGCCCTTGGCTCATCGTCGGGAAGGGGCCGAGTTTTGCCCCCGAGAGAGTCGCTGATTTCGGTTTCCCATTCAACGTCGTCGGCATGAACCACGTCGCACGCGAAATCCCGGTTTACTTCTCCCATATCGCTGACTACGACATCGTGGACGCCTATGGAGAGGTCATCAAGAGGAACGCTAAGTTTCTCATCATGCCCTGGAATCCCTACTACAAAGCCCAGCCGACCGTCGAGACGCTCGAAACGCTCTCCGAGAAGATCCCCGCCCTCAAGCGCATGGCTAAGGAGGAGCGCGTCCTCTGGTACGACACCGCAGGGTCACGCATCCAGCGGGGGCGGGGGAAGTATCCCACGATCCGGCATCGGCGCTACACGACGGCGGGCGTGGTGAACCTCCTCGCCCAGGCCGGAGTCAAGACGATCCGCACCCTCGGGATCGACGGGGGTATCACCTATGCGAATGCCTTCAAAGACCTGGAGCAGACGACCCTCCTCGCCAACGGGGAGCTGAGCTTTGACAAGCAGTTCGAGGACGTGGCGGGGGTGCTGTTCAAGACCGGCGTGGACTTCGCGCCTCTCGGCTGCGACTCCCCGATCCGCGTCTACATCGGAGCGAGCCGCCGGGAAGCTCTCCCGGCTAAGGTGCTGGAGTTCTCGATCCGCAGACGCGCGAGCATTACGACGGAGGTCGTCCAGATGTACGAGGCTGCGCCTCCGGTCCGGCTCCCCAAGCGTCCCGAGAATCGTCCCCGGACGGCGTTCAGCTTTCAACGCTTCCAGGCCCCGGCCCTCGCGGGCTACAAAGGCCGGGCGATCTACCTCGACTCCGATATGCTGGCGCTCCAGGACTTCCGGTGGCTCTGGACGGCTCCCATGTGCGGGGCCGATGCCCTCACCGTCGAGCAGCCCTACGGCGTCCCTCACGGGAATCGTCCGGGAGTGCGTTCGGCCATGATGCTCCTCGATTGCAACAAAGTTCGCTGGGACATCGACCTGATCGTTGACGCCCTGGACGCGGGAGAGACGACCTATCGGGATCTTCTGGAGCTGCGCGGGATCGTGGATATCAAGCAGCAGCCGCTTGACCGCGCTTGGAACTCCCTTGAATACCACCACCCAGGGAAGACCGCGATCCTCCATTACACCGACCTGGGCACCCAGCCTTGGGCCGTAGAGGGAAATCCCCTGGAGCACCTCTGGCTGGACGAGCTGCGCGCCGCCATCGAGGCGGGATTCATCACGCGAGAGTTTGTGGAGAAGGAAATAGAGGCGGGCCATGTCCGGCCCATGTTGAAGGAGGCGCTTTGTGATTGATGCGAAGGTCCGGTTGACGTTCATCGAGCCCCTGCTCGGGTCGGCTCCCCTGAGCGCGGACATCTACTCCAAGTACATCGAGAGCCTGAAGGTCAAGCGCGCCGACGCGCTCTCCGAGACCGAGAGCGAGGTCGAGACGCTCCCCGAGGTGGACGAGAAGAAAGGCTGCACGGGCTTCCACCGAGACGCGCAGGGGCTCTTCCTCTACGACTACTCCATCAAGGGCTTCTTCAAGGAGGCGTCGAACATCCTGAAGGACATGCTGGGCGAGAAGAACCTCCGGAGCAAGCTCGACAACTACCTCTTCATCACGCCCCGGCGGCTCTACCTCAAGGCTGCTGACGGTTCGGCCATCAAGGACCCGCACGGTGTCCACGAGCGCCCCCTCCGGGCCATGACCATGCAGGGGCCGCGCGTCAGCCTCGCTCTCTCGGAGTTCGTGAACGCGGGGACATATCTCGATTGCTCTCTCCGCATCTACGACGGGCATCCGTTCAAGCACCCGGAGCGGATCATCGAGGCGTGCTTGGAGTACGGGCGCGACGGGAAGGGCTTCGGGCAGTGGCGTAACGCCGGGTGGGGGCGGGCGGATTTCAAGTTGGAGTTCACGAAGAGCGCATAGGTAGCGCGGCGCTGAGTGTTGCATTGCGCGGGCAAGGCGTAGCACTGTGCAGCTAAGGCAACGTGATGATCCGCAGGGTGGGGCGATGGTATCGCCGTGTAAGGCGAAGCGGTGGCTGCGCCATGTAAAGCCGCGCGGTGGTGACGCTTAGCATCGCGAGGGTAATGTGACGTTGAGCAAGGCAGCGGTATTGTGGCGTTGCGCTAGGTCTGGCAGAGGCGCGGTAGTGTGATGCGGTGGCCCTGCGTTGTAGGGTGGCGCGCTGAACAGCAGAGCGACGGCCCAGTGCTGTTATGTTTTGCAGAGGCAGTGTTGAGCGTAGCCGTGGCAAAGCCAAGTAGAGCAACGCGAGGCAATGGTACTGCGTGGCACTGTCGGGTACGGCAACGGCATCGTTCCGCTTCGTGGGACGACGGCATTGCTCGGCTGGGCAGCGCGTGGCAAAGGCTATGTTGTGTGGTGCAACGGCAGTTTTTTTGCTCAGGGAATTGGATAGGATAAGGGTATGGCCCATTTGGGGAAGGGGGAATCTTAATGCAGATCGCGCCGCCTAAGATCGAAACCGTTCCGCTGGACAAGCTCAAGCCCTGGCCCAAGAATCCCCGCAAAGCTCACGCGGTGGACGCCATCGCGCGCAGCATCGAAGCCTTCGGGTATCTCGCCCCCATCATCGTCCAGAAGGATACCTACCGTATCCTCGCGGGACACGGACGCCTGGAGGCCCTCAAGAAGCACGGCATTACCGATGTCCCCGTCCTCGTGGCCGACGTGGACGACGACCGCGCGGACCTCTACACCCTGGCCGACAACAAGATCACGGAACTCGCCGAGTGGGACTTCGCCACAATGGCCGACCTCCTGCTCGAATTCGACCAGAAGAACCTCGACGTGACCCTGACGGGCTTCACCGAGAAGGAGCTTGAGCAGATCGCCAATTGGACCCATGCGGGGGAGGTGGAGGAGAAAGACCCGCTCCCCGAAGTCCCCGAGCAAGCCGTCACTCAGCCGGGGGATCTCTGGGAACTCGGCCCCCATAGGCTCCTCTGCGGGGACAGCACGAAGGAAGAGGACGTCAAGCGCGTCCTGGGCGGGGCAATCCCGTTCCTCATGGTGACCGACCCGCCTTACGGGGTGGAGTACGACCCCGAGTGGCGTAACGAGGCTGCGGAGAAGGGGGCGATTTCCTACGCGGCTCGCCGCGTAGGACAGGTCTCAAATGACAATCGTGTGGACTGGTCGGCGGCCTATAAACATTTTCCAGGCGACGTCGCCTATGTGTGGCACGCTTCTTGGTTCGTGCCGGATGTGATGTATGGCCTTACTGAAGCTGGCTTTAAGCCCAGAACGCTCATCATCTGGGCGAAGCCCCGCTTTGCGATCTCGCGCGGGCATTACCATTGGCAGCATGAGCCGTGCTGGTACGCCGTCCGGGAGGGCGCAACCGCCAAGTGGTGCGGGGACCGCTCCCAGTCGACCCTCTGGGAGATCCCCCTTAAGTACGACGACAGCGACAAGACCCATTCTACCCAGAAGCCTCTTGAGTGCATGGCACGCCCCATCCGTAACCACGGGGGTAAGGGCGACGATATCTACGAGCCCTTCGCGGGGACGGGGACGACGCTTATCGCCGCGCACGCTCTCGGGCGCAAGTGCTTCGCCATCGAGATCGAGCCCAAATACGCCGATGTCGTCGTGAAACGCTGGCAGAACTTCACCGGCCTCAAGGCCAAGAACCTCACCCGCGCGGGGGTGGAGATCGCATGACGGACTCTGAAAAGCAGTACGAAAACAATGACCGGAAGGCGTCCATCGAGAAGAAGGTCTCTGCCCTGCGCCCGTACCAGTGGAAGCCCGGACAGTCCGGCAATCCCAAAGGACGCCCCAAGCGCAAGACCCTGAGCGAGGCCGTCTACGAGGTCCTTATGGAGGAGTTCCCGAACACGGGGAAAACTAACCTCGAAATGCTCGCGCGCGTGATCGTGAAAGAGGCCATGAAGGGCAAGTTCCCCTTCGCTAAGGAGATCCTCGACCGCTTGGAGGGCAAGGTCGAACTCGGCCTTACGCTCAACGGCGCGGCGCTTGCGGGGAACGGGGACGTCAACATCAACATCCTGAATCTGACCGATGACGAACTTAGAGGCTATCAGGCGCTTCTTGCCAAGCTCGACCGAGGAGTTGAGCCGAGAGCTATTGAGGGTTGAAGCGGAACTCTGTAGGCGCTCGCTTGCGGAGTTCGTGAAACAAGCGTGGCACCTCATCGAGCCCGCGACGCCCCTCAAGTGGAATTGGCACCTGGAGGCGATCTGTCTTCACCTCCAGGCCGTGACCGAGGGGAAGATCCGGAAGCTCATCATCAACGTCCCTCCGCGCACGGGGAAATCCAGCATCGTCTCGGTCCTCTGGCCCTGCTGGGAGTGGACGCGGAATCCCGCGATCCGCTCCATGTTCGCCAGCTACGCGCAGAACCTCTCCTTCCGCGATAGCGTCCGGCGGCGGCTCATCATCGAGTCGGAATGGTTTCAAAAGCGGTGGCCCCACGTCACGCTATCCACCGATCAGAACGTCAAGCACGAGTTCCAGAATACCTCTCTCGGCTTCATGGTGGCGACCTCCGTGGGCGGCACGGTGACGGGGCGCGGGGGCGATCGCCTTGTCCTCGACGACCCGAACGATGCGACCCAGATGGAGTCCGAAGTCCAGCGCGAGAGTACGCTGACGTGGTTTGACCTGCAGTGGTCCACCCGAGGGAACGATCCCAACAGCTACGCCGAGGTCATCATCCAGCAGCGCACCCACGAGAGCGACATCACTGGGCACGCGCTTCGGCAAGGCGGATGGGTGCACCTCAAGCTGCCGATGGAGTTCCACCCCTCCTCGCGTTGCACGACGAGCATCGGCTGGTCGGACCCGCGCGAGAGGGAAGGGGAGCTGCTCGACCGGAACCGCTTCTCCCGCGAGTCCGTGGACAATCTCAAGAAGCGTCTCGGGCCTTACGGGGCGAGCGGCCAGCTCGACCAGGAGCCCAGCCCGAGCGAAGGCGGCATCATCAAGCGCGCCTGGATTCGCTCCTACGAGCGGGACGAGGAGTGGGTGGACCTCAAGGAGTTCCGGTTCCGCCCGATGGACTGCCTCCGCTTCGCTACGGTGGACCTCGCGCTTACCACCAAGGACACCGAGAAGGCCGATCCCGACTACACGGTGATCGCGGCTTGGGCAGCCTTCGCGCACCATCGGGGAACATACCTCGTCCTGCTCGATCTCTGGAGGGACCGGATCGAGGGCCCGGACATCGAGAAGCAAATCGTCGCGGTACATCAGCATTGGAAGTTTTCGTTCATCGCGGTGGAGACCATCGGCTTCCAGCTCTCCATCGCTCAAAGCCTCCTCCGCAAGGGCTACCCTGTGCGTGAGATCAGCCAGAAGGAAGACGCCATCTACCGGATCGACAAGGACAAGGTGGCGCGCGCTTACGGCGCGACTCCTCTCATGGCCGACGGGCGGTTCTTCGTCCCGACCTATGCGCCCTGGCTCGGGGACTACATGAAGGAGCTGACCGTATTCCCCAACGCCAGCCACGACGACCAGATGGACGTGACGGCGGCGGCGGTGGCGATTGCGGAGGCCATGCACGGGCGCGGGGCGCTCTATGACATCCTGGGGCAGGAGAGCGGCCCGATAGGCGCTACGCCTCACCGAGACGACATCAACACCGGCGATGACGATAGGCCCGTAGATCCCCTGGAGGGGATGAGGCTACGAATGTGAATCGATTGGGGAGGGTGGGGTAATGGGCATGAACAGCACGAGGATTCCCGTCAGCGCAAGGATTCGTAACGAACTCTATCGGCGCTACCAGGACTACGCCGTGAAAAACGGCGTCGTGAAGAACGTCCTCATTGAGCGGGCCATCGAGTATTACCTGGACTTCCTGGAGAAGCCCGCGCGGCTCATGAAGCCGAAGGTTTGACCCGCTCCTTACTCTACGCAGCGGGCGCAGAAGTTCAGGCTGTCGTGAAAGAACCCCATCTTATTCACGACTCTTCTGTTGTGGATGAAGTAGATATCCAGCTCGTAGAGTTCCTTGTCGGACTTCGGCTTTGGTATCTCCGGGCAATCAAGCCGACTGTGCAGTTTCTTGGCGTGTTCCTCCGCAACCAGGAAGTACCGGCGTCCCTCCCTACGCCGAAGCATCTCCTGTTCCGTCTCTGCTTGGTAAACGCCGTAGTCAACGTGGGGATGCGTACGATTCAGCCCGAGTTCGTCCTGGAACATGACCAAGGCCAGGAGAGCGCCAAAGAACAACACGACAATTGAGAGTATCCATATCGGACTCCTCTGCGGTTCCATCTTTCCTCCCGATCTTAGGACTTAGCCTTCGCGGCTCTCCGCTCCTTCTTCCTGCGGAAGTACGCGGCCTTCTGGCGGCAGAACTTCCCGGGGCAATAGATTTGCCACGTCACGTTGGCATCGAACTTCGTTCCGCAATGCTTACACGCTCGGATGGGCATTGTTGCTCCTCTCGGAAGACGGGCGATTTATGCGTAATGGTTGCAGTCGTATCCCCCATGCGAAGGGCAGCGGGGCACGACGGGCTTGAGTTGATAACGGATCTCGTCGCCATCGGAAAGCGGCTTCTCATACGCGACGATACCGAAGCGGTATTCCGAAATAGGCAGATCCGCTCGCCTGTCGAAACCAAGCCCAGGGGCCGGGCGCTCAACCAAGCTCCAGCCAGCGGGAAGGGTTACAGAGCTTGGGGGCCGGTACATCGGCGTATACGTCCATTTATGCTTCATGCCATCCTCTTTTCGTGGTAGGGGGCCGGGCCATCGCTGACCCGACCCCCAGGAGATAGAGACTTCTACCGCTGCTCTTCTACCTCAGCGCGGCGGCTTAGTACGATCTGGACCGCGTATTCAATAGCCTCGTTCTCTTCGTACTTGTAGAAAGCCCGCTCAGGCCCTTCCGCTGGAAGGTGCCAGACGAGGACGCAACTCTTCTCTTCCGTCACGACGACGTATTCAGGGGACCTGCATTTATCCGTGCAGGTCCCGTTGCAGGCCGCGTCGTGCTCAGCTTGGCACACAAGAGCCTTGTAGAGTGTGCCCTCCAAAGAGAGGCAGTCCGGCTCTTTGAACACAGCGATGTCCACGCTCTCCTCCATGTCTCTATCCTCCTTCTCGGTCATTTGCTCCTCGCCTTGGCCTTCTCATACACGCGATATAGCTCGTCCCGAATGCTCTCAGTGTAATGCGGAGAGCATAAATCGTTGCCCAGCTCGCAATCCTCGCAGGGCTTTGGCGGTAGGGTGTTCATCTCGTCAATCAAGCGGATAGCTTCCAGTAGGGCATCCGCGAGTTCTTGCTCCAGCTTGGTCATGGTTACTTACTCTGCTCGGCCATCTCGCGGATTGCCTCGCGGGCCTCGGCCAGGGTGCGGTATCCTCGGCCTCCCACCTCCCAGAAGGTGTATCCGTTCGTGGGCGGAAGCTCAACTTGCCATTTCAGCCCAGCGGCGACGTTCTCCGCGATGCGGCTCCTGGCGATCGTCAAGCCGCGATACGTCCTTCCGTTCGCCATCTCTATCTCCCTTCCCAATCAATCCAACACTCTTAATATACGATATTCGTATATCATTGTCAAGTAGATCTATCTAGCCCTGAACCACGGCCCGCGCTCGACCTTCCCGGCGTTGTGGTTCTCCAGGCGGATCATTCCGCAGGAGCAGCGATGTTCGGCGGTATAGCCTCTGTGGGTCTCGGGGATGCAGCGCGCAAAGCGCCCCTTGGGGGCCGTAGCGACGCACCCAAAATAGCCGAAGCGGTGGTACCCGCCCGTTGCGCGGTGCCGGTGCCGTTCTTCCATCTCTCTATCCTCCTTCCTCGTCCGGGCCTTCGACATAAAGGCCCCCCAGAACCGGCTCCAGGGGGAGCCGGATGCTGGGCTACTGGGCGTATTCGGGATGGCCCGCCGCAGTCCATCCCGCGTTGGTTAGCACATACTGCTGGGACTTCGGTCCGTCCACGTTAATCCGCTCATGCGGGTAGATGTGGATCATCTTCTTCTTGGCAAGGGATGTAACGTACCCCCCAAGCTCCTGCGGTGTCATGCCGAGGTGGGCGAGGGAAACTTCGTCGATGAACCCAAATTCTCCATCTGCCGTATCGATTGCCACGCCAGCCAGGGCTACGAGAACCTTCAGTTCGCGCTCGTTCAGGTTTTCCATCTCCATCCCCTTTCTTTTCCTTACATCAATCTCAACACTAGTAATATACGCAATGCGTATATGAATGTCAAGGGGGAAATGAAAAGAAAATGAAAAAAATCCGAGGGTGCTTGCATCTGCATGCAAATGCTTTGACGTGCCGATCTGGTCTCCCGATCATTCTCCCGCTCCCCTAAAATCCCATCAACTCGTTAGGCGGGGGAATCGTTGGCCGCTAGTTCCGCGCTCCTCATCCGTAGCCCGCACGATCTCCTTTTCGATTACGCGCTCTCCAGCGCCTACAAATCCTCCTGGGTCTACGATCCTTCGCTTGCGCTCGCGCGCGACCCGGACATCTGGGAAGTGGTGCGCCGCGATCCCGTTGTCATGTCCGCGATGGACCGCCGGGAGAAGGGGATCGTCAAGCCCTGGCACGTCGAGCCGCCGCGCAACTCGAAAGACGAAAACGACAAGCGCCTCGCGGGGATCTGCGAGGACGCGCTCGGGCAGATCTGGAAATTCAACGCCGCGCGCCGCCGTCTCTCGGAGGCCGCGTTCCTGGGGCGCGTCTACGGACACGTCGTCTTTGAGCGCCAGACGATCTCGCTTGACGGCACGGGGGAGCTGGAGTGGCTCATCCCGGTCGCCATCCAGGACATCGACCGGCGGCGCGTCCACCTCGTCGCCGACTGGCACAAGGACGAGCGGGGGAACCCGTACAAGACGATCCACCGGGAACTCTATTCCACCGACCGGGAACGGTGGGAGCGCATCACCGAGGAGTTCGAACAGACGCTCCTTGAGTACGTCTACGGGGACACCGAGGACCGCGTAGGCCACGGGCGCGGGCTGCTGGAGGCGACCTATTTCTACCACTACATGAAAACCGTCGCCATCGACAAGATCAACCAGGGCATTGACCGCTGGGCGAATGGCGTGATCGTGGCCGAGATCGACGGCGCGCTCAAGGGCTCGACCTCGAAGACCAACGAAGACCTTAAGACCGGCATGAAGAACCTCCTTCGCAATATGCGGAGCGAGCATATCGCGGTCGTGCAGAAGGGCGACTCGATCAACGTCGTCGAGACCTCGGGCGCGGGCCACGAAATCTCCATGAACTTCGTCCGCTACCTGGACGAGGGGATCGAGCGCCTCTACAACGGCTCCATCCTCCCGAGCGGGCACGCGGCGGATGCGGGCTCGAAGGCGCGCGCCTCCGTGGAAGAGGACACCTCCGAAGCCTTCTACCAGGACGAGCGGGAAGACCTGGACGAGATCATCGACCGGCAGCTCCTCAAGCGTTTCTTCGACCTCCCGCTTAACCGCGCGAACTTCATGCGCCTGGGGCTCGTGGAGGCGCGGAGGCCGAGGTTCCACACCAAGCAGACGAAGAAGGAAGATCCGCGCGAGGCCGCCGAGGTGATGGGGAGCGCCCTCGACCGGGGCATCCCGATTATCGAGGAGGAGTATTACCGCCGTATCGGGTGCAGCGTCCCCGGGCCGTCCGACCGGGTCATCGCCGGGCGTTCCCAGATGATGATGGACCCGATGGCGGGGGGCTTTGGGGGCGGCGGGGGCTTCGGGGCCAACGGCAACGGCAGCAACAGCGGCAACGGCAAACCTCAATTCGGCGTGAAGGGTGAAGCAGAGGATAGGGAGGGTCGAGCGTCGGCGGAAGCCGATCAGTCTGATGAGCGGCAAGCGCGCCAGTAAGCAGCTCTCAGAAGGCGCATGGGCGGGTCATCGGTGTTTCATCGTAGGCGGCGGTCCGAGCCTCACATCGTTTGACTGGTCCCTGCTCGCCGGGGAGCCTCACGTCATCGCCATCAACCGGGCGTTCCTCGACTGCCCGAATGCGGCGATTTGGTTCAGCGAGGATCTCCGCGTCATCGAGCTTTACCACGAGCGGCCCGAGTGGAAGGCGTTCAAGGGTCTCAAGCTCTTTCACGCGCTCGCTCCGAGCTACGCGGATCAGGCCCGCGCGCTCGACCCCTCTCTCATCATCATCGAGCGGAAGCGTGAGGACAAGTTCTGGGCGAAGAAGTTCAGCGAGGGCTTGTCCTACTCCTCCAACTCCATGATCGGCGCGCTCAACGTGGCCGATCTCCTGGGAGCCGAGCCGATCCTCATTCTCGGCCTCGACTGCAACCGGGTCGGGAAGCAGACCTCGAACTACCACAACGACTATCCCGCCGACTGGAAGACCGGGGACACCCAGTACGACAGCTTCGTGAGCGACTTCAAATACTGGGCGGCGCTCCACCTCAAAGGCAAGCGCGTCTACAACCTCAACATCAACAGCGCGGTGGACTGCTGGCCGCGCGTCTATTGGGACGTGATGGACGGAGCGATCCGCGTCGTCCACGTCTCCCCGGAGTCTGCCCGATGAGGAAGGTGAAGATCGTCTCCTTCTTCACGGCGGGGGACTACCAGAAGGAAGCCGAGCGGCTGGCCGAGAGCTTCGCGCGCTTCTCCCTCAACGCCTACGTCGTGCAGTATCCCGCGATGAGCTGGAAGGAAGCGGTCATGCGGAAGCCCGCCTTCTTCCTGAATATGCTCTCCGTCCATAGCGATTACAGCGGCATCCTCTGGACGGACGCGGACAGCGAGTTCATGAAGATACCCGACGTCTCGATCTTCGCGGACGCGGACCTGGGCATTCACTCGTGGAAGCGCACGCCCCAGGGAGACACCGAGTACCTCACCGGGACGATGTACCTCGCCAACAAGCCCTTGGTGAAGTCCTTCCTGGAGGAGTGGGTCGAGGCGACCAAGCGGTTCGACGGCGGTCACACGCCCGAGCAGCAGTCCTTACGCCTCCTCCTCGAAACCGGGAAGTGGAACGAGCGCCTCAAGATCGTCGACCCCGGCCCGGAGTGGGTCTGGATCTTCGACGACTTCGAGGACCGGTACAACCGGAACGTCCCGAAGGAACTCAAGCGCCAGCCCGTCGTCAAGCACTACCAAGCCTCCCGGAGGCTCAAGACGTGAAGCGGGCGAAAAAGGGGAAGGGGGAGAGGGCGATTCCGTACCGCTGCGCCGCGTGCGGGGCCGCGCTCGTCGCCCGGAAGATCCACGGGTGTTTCTACGACTTCGCGTTCGATCCCAACACGACGGTCGAGAAGGGAAAGCGCCGGTGAAGAAGGGGAAGCCGAGGAAGCCCAAGAAGCGGGTGCGCCCGAAGGATCGCGCGCGCGTGGATTTCCTCTATGCCGACGTCGAGGTGCTCCGGTGAAAGTCTTCGTCCTCATGCCCACCGCCTGCGCGCCGCACACCGACGCCACCGTTGCCAAGTGGAAGGCCAAGGGCTACGCGATGGCGACGTTCCAGGACCCCGGCTCGCGGGACGTCGAGGGCGTTGACGTCGTGGTGCGCGCCCCGTACCCCGGCGTTTGGAATGCGTGCAACGCGCTCGCTCAGATGGCGCTCTCGCTCGGAGCGGACGTCTGCCTCTTCGCGGGCGACGACATGGACCCCGATCCGAACCACACCGCCCAGGAGATCGGCGCTCAGTACCTCGAACGCTTCCCGGACGGCTACGGCGTGATGCAGCCGTGCGGGGATATGCAGGGCGTGGACGCTTCGGGGAGGCCCGCCGCCGCGAGAATTTGCGGCTCGGCTTGGTTCGGTCGCCGCTGGGTCCGGGAGAGCTACGGCGGGCGCGGACCGACGCCGGGCGAGTATTTCCACCTCTGGGGCGACGAGGACTTGAAGGAGGTCGCGGAGCGCCTGGGCGTCCTCTGGTGGAGGCCGGACCTCATGCAGTTCCACCGGCATTATACGTGGGGCTGGCTGCCTCAGCAGAAGTACCACGAGCGCCCGAGCGGACGCGACGAGGCCGACCGGCAACTCTTCCTCCAGCGAAAGGCCGCAGGGTTTCCCGCATGAGACATAGCGCCTATTTTTGTATGAGTCTCAACTTCGGGGACGTGCTCACGCCCTGGATGATCGAGAAGCTCACGGGCGAGCCGCCCATTTGGGTGAACCACGACGTCACGTTCTCTCACGACGTGTGGGTGGGCTCGATCCTCAACTGGGCGAATGAGCACGCGGTCGTGTGGGGCGCGGGTCTCGGGAGCATCACCGATCAGGTGAACCCTAAGGCGAAGATCCTCGCCGTGCGCGGGCCGCTCTCGGCCTTCCGCGCGCGGATGTGCGGAGCGGACGTCCCCGAGGTCTACGGCGATCCCGCGCTCTGCCTCCCGTACTTCTTGCCCAAGCCCAAGCCCAACAACGTCGTCGCCATCGTCCCGCACTACGTCGATTACTACCGGGTCTGGTGCGTCTACAGGGACAAGCCGGAATACCGGGTCGTGAATCCCCTCCGTCCCGTCGAGGAGGTGGTCTTCGCCATCTCTTCGGCTCGGGCGGTCGTCTCCTCCTCGCTCCACGGTCTCATCGTGGCCGACGCCTACAAGATCCCGTGCGCCTGGGCGCAGTTCTCGGACTCCATCGGCGGGGACGGCATGAAGTACGTGGACCACCTCCAGACGGTCGGCAAGCTCAAGGTGGGCGAGTGGGCGCGCCCCGTGGACTGCCGGGAAGAGGTCTTCAAGGGACACGACTTTTGGGAGCAGCATTACAAGGTCGCCACCTACGACCCGGCGGCGCTCTGGGCGGCGTGTCCCATCAAGTCTCCCGATTACGTGGGGCTGAAATGAGCATCCCGAGAGAGACGCTGGCGAAGTACATCACGCCGCGATGTCGCTTCGTGGAGACCGGGACGCGCTGGGGGGATACGTGCATCCGCGCGGTGGAGCTGGGGGCCGGGAGCGTCATGTCCTGCGAGTCGGATTGGATCTTCTACGCCTTGGCCCAGCAGCACATTGAGGATGCGTTGCGCGAGCGGGCGATTCATGTCCACCTCTTCTACGAGACCTCGGAGGAGTTCCTTGCCGACGGCGTATTCCTGCGCGTTACCACGCCCGTCGTCCTCCTCCTCGACGCTCATACCGAAAGCCATTCTCCGGTCCTGACGGAGCTGCACCTCCTGGAAAGGGGGAAGGCCCCCTCCGTCATCCTCATTGACGATATGCGCCTCTTCCGGGACGGCACTTGGCGCATCACCGAGCAGCAGGTCATCGACGCCGTAAAGCGCGTCGATCCGAACTACGTCATCAGCTACGACCTGGGCTATCAGGCCGACGACATCCTTGTGGCGAGGCTGCCGTGAAGCGCGTCATCTCCTACGCCTTCTTCCGGCACTCGGCCAGTGCCTACGAAAGCCCCCGCTGCGGGGAAGCTCAGGGCAAGTTCTTCGTGAACTACATCCGGGCGATCGTGCGCGGCCATCACGCCGTTTTCCCCGACTGGGAGATGTGGATTCACCACGACGACCGGGTGACGCAATACCCGTACTGGAAGGCCATGGAGCGCATGGCCGAGCGCGGGCTCTTCCGGCTCCTCTACGTGGGGAAGGCCGAAACCCTTTGCGGCTCGATGCTCTGGCGCATGATTCCCGTCTGGAACCTCGACGTCTCGCTCGTCCTCTGCCGCGACGTGGACAGTTTCCCGACCCCTCGGGAGCGCAAAGCCATCGGGCGCTGGATCGAGAGCGAGAAGCCCGTCTCCGCGCTCCACGACAGCGTATCCCATAGCGCAACCGCCCTCATGGGCGGGATGGTGGGCTTTGACTGCGAGTGGATGCGCGAGCGTATCCCGGACTGGCAGACGTTCGTCGGGCGCGCGACGCGCCACGGGATCGATCTCAACGTCCACGGGGCGGACCAACTCCTCCTCAACGCCGAGGTGTACCCGCTGGCGGGCCAGGGACAGCTCGTCGCCAGCGAGGACAAGGAATCTCTCGGCCCCAAGGAACATCCGATTGATTTCCTCATATCGCACACGGGCGGGGCCTTTCATGTACAGCCCGTCGTGGACTGGTTCAACGAGCATCCCGAGTACTGTCCGGTGCTCGATGCGATCAAGGAATGCGAGGCTGCATGAACTACGCCGTGATTGCGACCAACCAGAACCATTCGTATGACTTCTTCGCGCCGCTCACGACTTTGATGTGGCGGCACGTCGGGGACATGGAGACGCTCGTCCTTCTGACGGGGACGAGCGCAGAGTGGGAGAGCGGCTCCGGGGGCGTCGTCCGCAAGGCGCTGGAGGAGGTAGGCGCTCACGTCCACTTCATCGGGCCAGTTGAGGGCTACCAGTCCGGACAGGTTGCCCAATCGTCGCGCCAGCATGTCTCGGCCCTCGACCTTCCCGAGTCCGACGTGCTCGTGACAGGTGATATCGACATGTGGCCCTTTCAGCGTGATTGGTTCCACCAGCACGATCCGGAGAGGTGGGCCTTTACGCTCTACTACTCGAATGCCTATGGGGAGAAGTACCCGCCTTTCCACTGCACGCCCTACGTTGCTGCAACGGTGAAGATGTGGCGAGAAGTCATGGGGCTCAAGGTCACGGGTGAGATTGCCTCCCAACTCCAAGCGAATTTCGACCGTCATCTGGGGCGGTATCACGATAGCTGGACGGCGTGGTGGACGGACGAGCTGTACTTCAATTCGCGTCTTATGGGCTGGGAGGGCTACCCCTCTCGATGCCAGATGATCCCTCGCCAGGGCCAACCCCCGCACGACCGCATCGATCGGGGATGCTGGCCGGACGTGATTGACTGGTCTAAGCCGCTGGTCGATACGCACCTGATCCGCCCCGGTGCGATCCCCGACAACTGGCGGAAGATCAAGCCGATCCTTGAGCACTTCCTCCCGGACAAGATGGAGTGGATCAACGGCTACCTCAAGACGTACCGGAAGGTGAGGTACGAAGGCCAATGATGCAGATTCCGCTTACTCAGGGGAAAACGGCCATCGTCGATGACTCCGACTATCCGTTCCTGTCGCAGTTCAAGTGGCAAGCCATGTTCAACAGGGGGCGTTGGTACGCAAGGGCGTGGATTGGCGGTCGGCGGGTCACTATGCATCGGGCTCTTATCCAAGCAAACGCGCGGCAACCCATTGACCACAAGAACGGAAACGGACTGGATAACAGGAGGTCAAACCTTCGTCTCTGTACCCCCGCTCAGAATGCGATGAATAGGAGACCCCAGAAGCACTCCTCCAGATACAAGGGTGTCCGCTGGCACTCCGATTACAGCAAGTGGGTGGCCCGGATAAAGGTCAACCAGAAGCTCATTCACATCGGATGCTTCCAGACTGAAGAGGAAGCAGCCGAAGCCTACAACCGAGAGGCGGTCAAGCTGTTCGGCGAATTCGCGATGCTCAATAAGATCGAGAGGGAGGTCTCATGTCCGTGAAGGCCAACGTCGGCGACATCGTGCTGTACCACCCGCGCATCGATGACCCTCGATTTCACGATAAAGGTCATCGTCCCGTCCTGCCCGCCGTGGTCGTGAAGGTGTGGGACAAGGTTGAGGATCTTCAGGTGCTCGGGAGCCTGGATCTGCACGTTCTCCAGGATGCTCAGTGCCCCCTTACGTTTGTCCCTTTCGTGAAGCAGGGCAACGAGTTGGGGCAGTGGAGCCCGAAGGATGCGTAACCCGATTGACCTCGGCGTGGGCTCGCACGTCCCCATCCTCGCCGCTGCGGTGGCGCGGACGGAGGGACCGGTCATCGAACTTGGCACAGGCTGGTGGAGTACGCCGCTCCTTCATTGGATGTGTCAATGGAAGCGCGCCCTCGTCAGCTACGAGACGGATCGGGAATGGCTGGAGGTGATGTCCCAGTTCAAGAGCGAGATGCACCTCATGCGCCACGTCACCGATTGGGAGGAGGCCGAATTCTACGGCAACTACGGCGTAGCGTTCATCGATTGCTCGATGGATGCGAGCCAGCGCCCGCACCACCGGCCCCGCCTCGCTAAGCGTCTCAAGGGCCGCGCGCATTTCATCGTCTGCCATGACACGGAGGCCGACATCCGGCCCGCCGCCGGGGACTACGGCTGGGCGGAACTCGACGGCCTTTTCAAGTACCAGTCCACCTTTACGGGCATCCGGCCCTGGACGACGGTCTACTCGGACGTCGAGGAGTTCACGCTCTAATGGCGAACATCGACAACGGCGACGGGACGTTCACGCTCGACCTCATGGGAGGGTGTCCGTTCGTCGTGGACCCCCAGCGTCCCCATATGGGCGGGAATATGCGCGGGGGCGACCAGGGGACGGACTACTCGGCGGATCTCTGGCCCTGGCTGGTCACGAAGTACCAGATCCAGTACCTCCTCGATGTCGGCTGCGCGGAGGGTCACGCGCTCCGGTTCTTCCAGAGCCAGGGGGTCAAGGTGCTGGGCATCGAGGGCCTCTGGCAGAACGCCCTGCGGTGCGGCGTCCCCGTCATCGTCCACGACCTGCATACCGGCCCCGTGCGCGTGGAGGGGATCGATTTCCTCTGGTGCTGCGACGTCGTGGAGCACATCAACGAGGAGTTCGTCCCGCACCTCCTGGATACGTTCAAGCCCGCGAAGCGGGTCGCCCTTTGCCACGGCACGGAGGAGATGGGGCATAGCGGCTGGCACCACGTCAACAACAAGCCCGTGGAGTACTGGGCGGAGAAGATGCGGAGCGCGGGGTTCACGCTGGACGAGGAGGGGACGCGCGAATCCCACGAGATCACGAAGGGCCGGAGCTACTGGCCCGAGTCCGGGCGGATCTGGGTCAACCGCGAGTGGCCGAGGGTGTCGCCGTGAGCCCGAAGCGCGTCATCGTCTCGTGCTGCTACTCCGAGGCGCGGGGAAAGTATTACGCAAAATACGCCGACCGCCTGGAGGAGAGCCTGGACAAGTTCTCTCCCGGTGTACCCCGGATCATCTGGCGCGAGTCCTGGCCTCCCGAGTCGCCGTCCCACAACAAGCTCCATTATGCTTTCAAGTACTACGCCGTGGCCGACGCGGTCCGGCGTGGCTTCCAGCACGTCATGTGGCTCGACGCGGGGAGCTGCGCGCTGGCTCCCATTGACCCCCTCTGGGAACGGATCGCGCACAACGGCTATGCGCTCCTCTCGGGGGACGACTGCCTCGCCGCCTGGATCAGCGACCAAGCCCTCGCGCACTTCGGGGTCACGCGCGATTACGCGGCGGGGCTCAAGCTCGCGGGCGGGTGCCTCGTGGGCTTGGATGTGGAGCATCCGCTCGGGAAGCACTTCCTCCAGTGGTGGGGGGAGTTGGCCCGGACGACGAGCCTCTTCATGGGCCACCACACCGAGCAGGAGAACCAGAACGGCGTCATGCGCTCGATCCTCCGCTCCGACGCCGACAACGCGGTGATCTCGACCGACCCGCGCTGCAAGGGGCATCGGTCGGACGAGGCATGCTTCAGTTTGATGATGGATCGGCTGGGTATGACGGGCCTCAGCATCGCCGAATGGCAAACCATGATGAAGACCTATTGACATGGATAGAACGCTGACCGTCGTAGACAACCATTCCGTGTGTTTCCCGGCGCTCACGGGCGGGCCGGTGCTCGACGTCGGCTGCCGGGGCTTCCGGTTTGCTCACGCTCTCGCCAAGCATCGCGCCTTCGAGGGAGGCATGGGGCACATCGTGTACGCGATGGACCCCGCGCCGGACATCGAAGACCCGGGGAACAACGCCGGGATCATCTTCCTCCGCGCGGCGCTCTCGGCGAAGCCCGGACGCTACTGGCTCACCGACTACGCCGACAAGGAGGCAAATCGGCTCCTGGAGCGGCCCGACAACGAGCCCGTCCTCCCCGAGCCCGTGGAGGCCATCGACCTCGAAACGCTCATGCGGCGGTACAGCCTGAGCGGATTCGATCTCGTAAAGCTTAACTGCGAGGGCGCGGAGTACGACATCCTCTCCGCATGGCCGGGGCCGGTGGCCCGTCAGATTGTGGTGAGCTTCCACGAGCATACGCCCGCGCGCCGAGGAGACGAGGCCATCGCGCGGGTCGTGGAGCACCTCTCCCAGTGGTACGACGTCGTGCGGCACGAGAAGGATGCGCGATACTGCGCAGGTGAGAACTGGTGGGATTCGGTCTTCGTCAAGAAAGTGGGGGTCATGTGAAGCGCGCGTTCGTCACGGGGATCACGGGCTTCCTGGGCTCCCATCTCGTCCGCGCGCTCCGGGTGCCGACGATAGCCCTCGTGCGGGACGTGCCCACCCAGCTCGTCGCGTGGTCGGGGAAGCCGGACTTCCCGGCGACGCTTTGCTTCGGGGACCTCGGACACCTCCCGAGCCTGGAGCGCATTCTCGCCGAGTACCAGATCGACACGGTGTTCCACCTCGCCGCCCAGACGGAGATGGGCGTGGGCGTCTCCGACCCCGTGGGGACGCTGGAGGCGAACGTCCGGGGGACCTGGAACCTCCTGGAAGCGTGCCGTCGCCAGAAGGTGAAGCGCGTCGTCGTCGCCTCCAGCGACAAGGCGTATGGACGGAGCGCGCCGCCGTACCGGGAAGATACCCCGCTCCTCCCGGACCGGCCTTACGAGGCAAGCAAGGCGTGTGTGGATATCGTCTCCAAGACCTACGCCTCCAGCTACGGGATGTCGATAGCGACGACCCGATGCGTCAACCTCTACGGCCCCGCGTGCTTCACGCTCTCGACGCTCGTGCCCAACACCATCCGGCGGGTGCTCTGCGGAGAGCGCCCGATCATCCGCCAGGGCGGGACCATGCGCCGAGACTGGCTCTACATCGAGGACGCGGTAGAGGCGTACCTCAAGCTCGCGGAGAGCGACTACGTGGGGGCGATGAACTTCGGGAGCGGGCGAGGGGTGCCCGTGCGCGAGGTGATGGCGATGATCCTGCGCCTCATGGGGTCGGACCTCGAACCCATCGACGAGCCGGACACCAAGGGCGAGATCGTGGATCAGTGGGCCGACTCCTCCCTCGCCGAGCGTGTCCTGGGCTGGACGCCCCGGCACACCTTGGAGGAAGGGCTGGCGAAAACGATTGCGTGGTACCGGGAGTATTTCGCGCGGACGGGGAGCGTGGAGGGAACTGCGAGATGCGTCTGATCGGACTCATGGTCGTGCGTGACGAGGACTGGATCGTTGCGGCGTCGGCGCGCATGGCGCTCCGGTGGTGCGACGGCCTCGCGGTCTACCTCGACCGCTGCAAGGACCAGACGACCGAAATCTTCGAACGGCTCCTCCAGAGCCCGGAGGCCAAGGGGAAGGACATCAAGATTGCGGTGGACTACTCTCCCGAACACTGGGAGGAGATGCACGTCCGGCAATTGAACTTCGAGCACGGGCGCGCGCTCGGGGGAACGCACTTCGCCGTCATCGACGCCGACGAGATCCTGACGGCGAACCTCCTCCCGAGCATCCGGCCCTGGGTGGAGGGACTTCTCCCCGGCGATCTCCTCGAACTCCCCATGCTCGCCATGCGGAGCCTGGACGAGTACCAGGACGACTCGACCGTGTGGAGTTCGGCCTACCTCACGCTCGCGTTCGCGGACAAGCCGGACCTCGGATGGAAGCCGCGCGACCAGAACTACCAGCACCACAACCGCCCGCCGCACGGAGCGGGGAGCCGCATCCGTCCCCTGACCCAGAAGGCCCAGGGCGGCGTCATGCACCTCCAGTTTGCCTCTCCGACCCGGCTCCTCTGGAAACACCGCTGGTACAAGATGATGGAGATCATCCGCTGGCCGAACCGCGAGACGGTGGCCGAGGTGGACTGGAAGTATTCCCAGGCCCTCCAGCCGCCCGAGCGCGTCTCGCGCGTGCCAGAGGGCTGGTGGAACGCGCCCGAGAAGGCGCTCATCCGCGTGGAACACGAGCCATGGTTCAAGGCCGAGTGCGAGCATATGTGGCGGCGGTACGGGCCGGACAAGTTCAAGGGGCTGAATTTGTGGGGGTTTGAAGGATGAGCCGCTTCGTCATCGAGGATCGGAACGTCAAGATCAACTTCGCGGGGATCAAGCCTTCGGCGGATCACGTCCTGGTCGAGACCTTGGAGAAGGAGCGCACGAAGGGCGGGATCTTCCTCCCGAGCGGGGAGCAGACGGAATGCTTCTTCGGGAAGGTCTTGAAGGTGGGAGAGGGGACCACGAACACCGTGACGGGCGAGGTCTATCCTCTGGACGTGAAGCCCGGCGAGTTCGTTCTCTCCATGAAGTACATGGGGCAGGAGCTGGAGGTCGAGGGGAAAGCCTACAAGCTCATCCGGGAGCACGGGATTTGGGCGCGCCTCGCGCTTGACCCCGACGCCCCGGACCTCGACATCCGGGAGATCACGCCGCGCGCGGATTGCGTGGTCCTGGAGGTGGCCGAGGAGTACAAGCTCCGGAGCGGGCTCTACCTGCCGGGAGATCCCAAGACCCAGTGCGCGACGGCGAAAGTCCTCAAGGTCGGCCCTGGGTACAGGAATCTCAAGAGCGGCGCGATTCTCAAGCCCGCGCTGCGCGGCGGCGAGCAAGTCATCGTCCGGCGGTACGCCGGGGCGATTCTCAAGGTGCGGGGGGAGGATCTCCGCATCGTGCAGGAGCGGGACATCCTGAGCATTCTGGAGGGCTAATGGCCGACAAGTGGGAATGGAAGGTCGGGGTCTTGCAGGGGATCGGCGAGGCCGTCTGGCAGCAGTGCGAGAGCCGCATCCGGCGCATCACCCGCGTGGTGGCGACCCCGCAGGGGATGGGCCTCCTCAAGTGCCCGATTGCGGCCCTCGCCAAGGGCGGCGACGAGACGGAAAGCGCCCTCCGGGCCATCGTCCTCATGTACGAGCCCTCCGAGGAGATCGCCGAGAAGGCCGAGCGCCTCTGGAGCGGCGGGAACATCGTGGTCGCCAACGGACGGATACCGACATGATTTCGGCTACGGAAGAACTGGATCGGTTTCTCGCGCGGAAGGCGAGCCTCTTCGCCCAGGCGCTTCTTAACGTCGTCGTCATGAGCAAAAAGGGGCCGTACCCCGAGCGGGAGGCCCTGGAGGACCTCGCGCGTCTCATCGGGCACACGATGATTCTCGCCGACCTCCACGGGCGGAAGCGCGCCCTCATGGAAGTGGACGCGGCGAAGCGCCGGGGGGCGAGCTTTACGGGCCTCCCGGACACGACGCCCATCGTCCCCGGCGTGGAGTTCGACGAAGCGGTAGATCGCCTCCTCGACGTCGAGCCGCGCTTGGCCGCGAGCGCCCAGGAGGTGAGCCGCCTGTACAACGCCGAGCGGGTCTTTGCCATGGCGCGGAGCGCGAGCCTCAAAGTCACCGAGCGCGTCCAGCACGAGACCGCCAAGCTCATCTCGGAGGGAAAAAGCTGGGGTGAGGTGGAGAATGCCATCCTCGATATCGGGCGCTCGGCGGCGATGGGAGACGTGCGGGACTGGACGCGAGCCTACGCCGCCACCGTCTACCAGACGAACGCCAACACCGCCTATTCCACGGGGCGGTTCCAGCAAGCGATGGACCCGGACGTTCAGGAGGTCATGCCCGCCGTGGAACTCATGGGCATCCGGGACGCGCAGACCCGTCCGAACCATGCGGCGGCTCACGGGCTCGTCGCGGCGGCGCGCGATCCGATCTGGCGGCGCTTCTCGGCTCCGCTCGGCTTCAACTGCCGGTGCGGCGTCCGTCTCGTCTCGAAGTATGAGCTTGCGCGGCGCGGGCTCATCCAGGGCGGCTCGGTCACGCCGTACTATCCGCCGAACTTCGCGGCGGCGTATCCCGATCCGGGATTCGGGACGCGCACGATTGATTTCGCTCTGTCGGCGTAGTAGGAGGGCTCGAATGGCGGCGAACTCGAAACAAATCGACATTACCGTGCGGCTGGAGAACCGCGTCTATTATCGCCTCAAGGAGTACGTCGAAGCGAACTTCTCCTCGCGGAACAAGGTCATCAACCGGGTCCTGGAGATGTTCCTCGACGGGAAAGACCTCCGAAAAGCCCCGCGCTAGCATTTGCTAGCATTTGACCTCACCTGACGTCACCTGCGGGAAGCCCCCGCCGACCCGTTCTTATCACATCCGCATCACGCGAAAATTCAATGCGTGATGACAACGCGGACCGCAAGCGCAAGTAGCCCGAGCGCGACCTTCCTCTACAACGGCACGCCGGACGCCTCGGATCTCAAGAGCATCAAGATCGACGGCGCGAACTACGCGGCCTTCGACACCGGGGACGGCTACGTCACCGTCCGCGACGTCGTGATCTGCGGCGAGATCCCGAAGGGCGTGAAGGACGCCCCCAAGGACTACAAGGCCGCCGAACTCCAGGAGTTCGTGAACCGCGCCCAGGCGCTCTACCAGCAGGGGAAGTACGTCTCCCCCGCGCACAAGGGCCACAACGGGAAGCTCCTCGAAGTGGCCGACCCGGAGTTCCTGGGCTTCGTCCTCCCCAAGCGCGTCGGTCGTGCGCTCATCGAAGCGCGCGAGCAGGACGCGATCTACGCCGACGTGAAGCTCAAGGCGTCGGCTTTCGCTCGGGCGCTCCAGGGGGAACTCCCGTACATCTCTCCCGAGATCATCTGGGAGTCGAACGAGATTTCGTCCATCGCCTTCCTGGACTCGAAGCCGCCTCACTTCAAGGCCCCGCTCTTCACCGTGCAGCCGCCCGTCAAGGACGAGTCCGCGCGGTTCGAGGCGGTGCTCCAGAAGGTCGCGGCCTTCGCTGAGGACGAGAAGAAGGGCGCGAAGCCCGAGGGCAAGGAGAAGCCCGAAGCCCCCGAGGAGGGCGGGGACGAGAAGAAAGCCCCCTTTGAGGCCAAGGAGGGCAAGGAGGAGGCCCCCGAGGCTTCCAAGGCCGCTCCCAAGGACGACGGGGCTTTCAGCGGCAAATGCTGCGCGCACTGCGCGGCCTACGGAGAAACGATCACGCGCATGGCGCGACTCATGGGCATTCAGCACGGAGACAATATGCAGAACCAGGACGCCATCGAGAAGCCCGCCGGGCCGGTCGAGCAGCCCGCCCCGAACGCCCCCGCCAAGATGGAAGCCATCGCCGACCCCAAGATGGCCGCCAAGTTCGCCGCTCAGGAGGACCGCATCGCGGCCCTGGAAGCGAAGGAGCGGGAGCGCGAGGCCGAGGCGAAGGCCAAGGCCCTCGCCGAGAAGGCCCTCTTCGAGCTGCGCGGCTACCAGATCGGCGAGAAGGCGAAAGCCGAGATCGCCCGTTCCGCCCGCGAAGGCGAGGCGCGCCTGAACGACGTCGTGGCGACCCTGAAGGAGGTCTGCGCGAAGGACCCCCCGAAGGGTCTCTTCGAGGCCACCGACGCTGGCGTGGCGGCGACGAGCCCGGTGCTGGCGAAGTTCCAGGCCAAGGGGCCGGACGCGCTGGCGGCGGCTCAGAAGGCCCTGGAAGAGTGGCACGCCATCAAGGCCGCGAGCAAGGGCTTCACGGTCTCCGCTGAAGATCACCTGAACATCCGGGTCCCTGAAATCCTCGGGAAAAGGAGCTAGTCCATGGCTGCACTCTCTGCCGCGACCAACAAGCGCGTCCGCATTCTGAACAGCCGCGTTCAGAACTACAAGGTCGCCAACGGCGTGACCATCTACCTCGGCGGGTTCATCGGCCTCGCCAACGTGTCGTTCGTCACGACCGCCAAGCGCGGCTATGCGATCCCCTGGGAGAACACCGCCAACCTGGAATGGCTGGGCCTCGCCATCGGGAGCCCGTTCAACCAGAGCACCTCGAACACCGTGGTCGGCGACACCTCGGCCAGCGTGGTCCCCGAGGTTTCCGCCGAGACGGGCGCATTCATCCTCGTGCAGCACACGGTCACGGGCGTTTCCGCGCAGAGCGACGTCGGCAAGGCGGTCTTCGGCACGAACGACAACGACCTGACCCTGACCTCGAACAACACGACCCGCATGGGGGATGTCGAGTACTGGCACACCTCCACGACCTGCGACGTGCGCGTCTACGGGCGCGACGTGTGGCTGGCGATCTAACGCGGACCTGAACTGAAGAAGGCATAGGAGAACTGGGCTATGGCGAACACGGTGCAGTCTGGCGCGCTCCTTACCCAGGGGCTCAAGAGTGAGTTCGTTGGGGCTTGGAAGGAGAACTACGAGACGCTGAAGCCCGACTTGGGCGAAATCGTCTGGCTCGGGGTTACCTCCGACAAGCTCACCGAGTTCTATGCGTTCCTGGAGAGCGCGCCGTACCCGGTCCGTTGGGATCGCGGGACGGTGATCTCCAGCAAGGCCATGAAGTCGGTCCAGTTCTCGGTCACCAACCGCGACTGGGCGGCCCGGATCTACTACCACCACAACGACGAGCAGGACGACCAGACGGGCTCGCTCTACGCCCAGGCGCGTGAGCTGGGCGGGAACTGGGGCACGCTCGCCGAGCGCGTCTTCTTCCAGTTCATCCAGGCCGGGACCGACGCCAACCTGCTGCCCACCGTGCCCAACAGCGCGGACGGCGTGGCGCTCTACAGCTCGTCCACCCGCTTCGGCTCGTCCGGCGGGAATCAGGTCACCGAGAGCGGCACGACCACGGTGCAGCAGATCATCACGGACACGATGAGCGTGTTCCGCCGCTACAACGAGTTCCAGAACACGGAGTCTCAGCCGCTCTGGAACATGAACCAGACCAAGAACCTGACCGTGATCTACGCGCCGGAGCTGGCGCTCGTTATGAATCAGGCGCTCACCGCGATGGCCGTCTTCGGCTATCAGGCGGGCACCTCGACGACCGACACCTCGACGGCGGCGGGCATCGACAACGTGCTGAAGACCGCCGGGTTCTCGATCAAGCCGATCATGAGCCAGCGGATCACGGACACCAGCCGGTACTTCTTCCTGCGCGGCCTCCCGGACTACAAGAAGCCCATCTTCCAGCAGGTCCGGGAAGGCTTCAGCGAGGCGCTCGGCAACTGGGAGACGAGCGACCACACGCGCGACACCGGCGAGAAGTACCTCCAGTTCCGCAGCCGTGAAGGGTACGGCTCGGCCCTGGCCTACGCGACGATCAAGCTGACTTAACGTGAAGGGAGCGCGCCAATGAAGGGTGAGAAGGAGAAGCTCGTCGTACCGGAAAAGGGAGAGGTTCGCCGCGAGGTCAAGCGGGAGTACAAGCCCGTCGAGATCAAGCGGGGGGACCTCTACTGGGTGGGGACGATTCCTGGCGGTCCTCGGCAGAACGTCTCCGTGGGCGGCTGCACGTTCCCGGCGATCACCGAGCGGGGGAGCATCGACCCCTTCACGGGACGCCGCAACTCGATCCCGCGCGTGGGCGCGGTGGTGGAGCTGACCGCCGAGGAGGTCGAGGACGTCCTCAACCGCCTGGAGTACGACGTCGTGGACTCCAACGGCAAGATCCGCGCGATCAAGGACGGCGCGGGCGCGCCGAATCCCTACATCAAGATGGACGAGACCCTGGAGGGGGCCAAGCCCCTCGGGGCTTACGTGTTCATGGTGAAGATCGACTCCGTGGAGCAGTGGCCGTCCCTGGAGAGCTTCACCATTCCCGGCACTTACGGCGAGGACGAAAACAAGCCGCCGCTCAGGTGGGGCGAGGTCGGCCAGTTCCGCATGGACAAGTTCCCCTCGCCGGTCATGACGGTGACGAGAGCATAGCTGTTCCCCCTTCGGGGAATAGCCCGGCGAAAGGAGCGGTAGGTCCATCGCAACTCCGAGTAGGGCCGAAATCGAGGCTGGCTGGAAGGCGGCGGTCAACATCCTGGAGGAGAGCCGGAAGTACGGCCAAGTCAACTCCTCCAACCTGATCGGCCTCCTCGACACGCTCGATCAAGCCATCGAGAGCGACTACTCCGACGAGATCACCTCGGCGGCTCAGGGCATTCGGTCCCTCGCCGCCGGGATCGTGTCCCCCTCCGTCGCGGCGTCCATTCAGCGCCCGTTCCTCAAGCAGTATTGCAAGACGATCATCGGTCGTGGGAACGTGGACAGCGACCAGGACATGATCGACGAGTTGTACCGCTACTTCGTCGATAACGGCCTCCGCGTCCAGTCGCGGGCCTTCTCGTTTGGCTCGCCTTCGGCGGGCGGGTCGAACTACGGAAACGGCCAGATCCTCCGGCTCAACAAGGACGACCGGAATTACGACATCGAGAATCAGTACATCGATGCGAAGCGCGCCTTGTGCGTGGCGGATTACCAGACGGGCACGGCGCGCGGCGCGGAGGTCTTCCAGCTCGTCGGCCAGACCCCGGCGCGGGACGACCTCCAGCGGAGCGGCTCGGGCGCGGAAGCGACCCTGACGGCCAAGACCGCCGACGACTCACTCCTCCTCAACGCTTCGTGGACGAGCTTCGGCGGATCGGCTTCGAGTCCCGAGAGCATTTCAAGCTGGACGTCGAGCGTCACCGTCAGCAGCACGAACTACAGCTTCGACAGCTCGAACATCTTCCGGCTGGCCCCCTCGGACGGCTCGACGGGCTATGCCCTGAACGTCAAGGCGTCGGCGAATCTCACCCAGAAATTGAGCGTCAAGGGGACCAAGCTGCGGACGGACGTCCCCTACATCCTGGCGGTGGCCTGGAACCGCGCGGTGGGGTCGGCGTCCGGGACGCTCGTCCTCCGCATGGGCGGGGTATTCACTTCGGTCAGCGTGGCCGCTCAGACCGGATGGGTGGTCACGACCGTTCCGGGAACCCTCGGGCAGAGCTGTTGGTATCGGCTCTTCGCCGAGGACGACATGGACATCGAGATCCAGTGGACGCGCACCTCGGGGAGCCTCCTGATCGACGACGTGCTCCTGGTCGAGGGCACCCAGTTTGACAACTCCTGGTACTGGGCGATCCCGTCGTCCACGGCGACCTGGAAGCCCCATCGGGTGAACGATTCCTTCACCTGGGCCAACAGCGCCACCGACTCGAAAATTCAACGCTGGATCTGGCGGGCGTTCAACCGCTACCTCCCGCACTCCCTGGGAAGCTCGATCTCGTTCGCTGACCCGTAAGGACCGCCTATGCTTGACGGCAACAACACGCGCGCGAAGGTGTTCAACCAGTCCGCGCCCGGCGCAGATACGAACATCCTTTCGTCGAGCCTGACGCCCACGATGGACGGGGCGTTCCGCCTGACGATCTGCTTGGCGACGGCCTCGGTGGTCAACGTCACGATCACCCAAAGTTCGACGACCTTCATTTGCGGACTCAACTCCTCGGCCCCCCTCCAGGCGGGCGATCTCTATACCTTCGTCTTCGGCGTCTCAGCGGCAAACTCTTACAACTTCCAGGTGGAGACGAACGGGGTAATCCGCATTCTCCAGGTCGATGAAATTTCGGGAGGGGTCCTCTAATGGCCGGTTTCGAGGCCGCCCAGGGAAGTACCGCGAACAAAGCCTCGGGGATTCTCGCGTCCCTCACCGCCGCGCGGGCGGTGGGCGGGCGCATGGAGCGCACCTCCGCAACCCGGATCACGCTCGCCCGCTACATGGGCGGATACATCGACGTGAACGGCGAATACGTCGAGATCGGCAGCGGCCTCGTCTGCGATTCGACGGACAACCTCATCAGCTCGACGGGCGCGAACTCGGGCTCGGCGATGAGCGCCTCAACGCTCTATTACATGTACGCCTCGAACTCCCAGGCGACGTTTGCTCCCTTGGATCTTCGGGCGTCCACGACGGCCCCGACTGCACTCACGAGCGGCACCTACGCCGGGATCAAGTACCTCGGTACTTCTGGGAATGCCCTCCATTGGCGCTTCGTGGGGTACGTGCATACCAACAGCTCGACGCAGTTCACCGATAGCGTTCTCAAGCGCGGCGTCATCAACTATTACAACAAGCGCCTCCTGTCCCTGGAGACGTGCCCCGGTTACACGGACGGGAACAACTTCACGACCTATACGACGACCTCGACGACCTACGTCCAGGCCAACAGCGGGACGGGCTCGCGCCTGGAGTTCATCTCCAACGGCGAGGATGCCGTGCATTACGTTGCCGTGGCGATGGCCTCGAACTCAGGGGCGAACAACCGCGATCACGTCGGCGTCGGCGAAAACGCGACGACCGACGCCGCCGTGGGTACGGACAAGGAGAGCGGGGCGGGGATCAACGGCGTGGCGACCTGCGGGCGCGTGAAGGTGTTCACCGAGGGTTACAACTACCTCGAACTCCTGATCCGCGTGGGCGCTGGGACGGGCACCTATACCGCCGACCTCACGCGCGGCGGCTCGGCAGCGGACCCGATGGCGACCATGCTTCGCGCCCAGGTGTGGGGGTAAACGATGAAGACTTTTCGCGTATCCAAGGCGTGCAGCACGGCGGCGCTCCATGAGGCGCTCGAAGCGGCGGGCGTGGCAGTGGTGACGGTGCGCGGCGCTCACCGGAAGGACGGCGAACCCGCCCTCTGCGCCGTGGTCGTGACCCCGGACGGGGCAGACGCGGCGAAGGTGGCCCAGGTCATCGAAGCCCATACCGCGCAGGGAAAGCTTTCGGAAGTTCCTTCCGACGCGGAGCGCAACGCCGAACTCGCGCGCCTGGAGAAGCTCTAGGCGGTGATCGATGGCTTTGACGGATGAGGTCCAGGGCCGCTACTCGACGCAGCTCCTCGTCAACGCCTCGAACCCTCAGAACTCCGGGGCGACGACCATCGACACGACCCGCCTTTCCTACGCCTGTACGGACGTGACGGCGGAATTCACGAAGCGCGGGATCACCTACGACAACACCGTCGCCACCCACGTCGCAACCGCAGTTCCCGGAGTCTACGCGCGGCTCCTGGTCATGACCGGCCAGAGCGGGGACGAACTCTGGCAGCGGTTCATGGACGACCTCCAGTTGCTCTCGGAGACCACGAGCCGGGACCGGATCATGCCGACGACGGATTCGCTCCTGGAGGCGACCGAGGATACCTCCGGGGACCTCCCGGCCAGCGACCGGAAGAACATGGAAGGGTATATCCCGGACGGCGCGAGCGGCTCGACGGCGAACTCGTAACGAGCGCCAGCAAGGGGGAGAAGTGGCGTCTTTTACGGTGAAGGTCAAGCCCGAGGATCTCGGCAAGATTGCCGCCGAGATCGTCCGTCCCGAGCGCCTGATGAAGCAGCTCGGAGCCCAGGTCGTCTCGTACTCCCAGAAAGCCTTTGAACTCCAGCGCCTCGGAGACGAACGCTGGCCCGCGCGCTATCCGGGGCAAGCGCCCCCCAAGCTCAACATCGCGGGAGCCCTCATGGACTGGAAGGCGGGGCGCGCGGCTCCGAAGCCCCACCGCTTCCAGGACCGCCCGGCGAACGTCGATCTCGGCTTGCGCGGCGGTCTCTGGGGGTCGATCAGCGCCCGCGTGACCGGCCCCACGTCGTTCGAGGTGGGCTCGACCAAGCCCTACGCCGGGCTCCAGCAGTACGGCGGGCAGACCTCCATCCGCTACGGCGAGGACGTGAAGCGCCGGATGCGGGAGTGGCTCTACGACGGGAAGGGGAAGCCGCGCGCGTCCCGCGCGTCGGCCAAGGTCAAGACCCCGCGCTCGGAGTACGAGCGGAAGATCCGGCCTCTCCTCAAGCGCGACGTCTGGGAGCAGTCCGTCATCGCGCGGCCTTTCATCGGCATGACGCGGGAGCTGGAGCACGACCTCCAGGCCCGCACGGAAGAGTTCTTCACCGGGATGGTGCGCTGATGGCTGCGCCTTCTGCGTCCAGCATCCTCCGCGTACCGGGGGACCTCATCTGGAACCCGACCGATCTCGGGAACCCGCCCGCCTACGGGGGGACGTACCTCGGGATGGCGCGGGATAAGGAGTTCATCCCCCAGCCCGTCCTCCGGCCCATCTGGGCGGAAGAGATGAGCACCTATACCGACGTCATCTACGGCGGGGAGCGCGTGGTCTTCAAGTGCGTCCTTCGCTATCCCGACTCCGACGCGCTTACGACGGCGGCCTTCAAAGCCATCGCCAGCGGCTCCTCGGGGATTCACTGGCTCTTTCGTCCGGGCGGGACGACGGCCAACACCCGCGCAGGGACGAGCCTTTTCACGCGAGCGGGGAAGCTCCTCTTCGCCGCGCGCGCGGACGGACCATCCGTT